CCCCATTTTTGCCGGAGCGAGAAAAAGAAAAAGCTCTGAAATACTTGAATTTCAGAGCTTTGCTTTAATTTGCTATTTGCTTTCGCGGTGCGTACGGGAGTCTCTGAATGATATTGTCTGATTTTTAAAGAAGCCACAAAATATTAGTAATCAACATTATAATAAAATCTCATCAACTTTATAACTTCAACCAATATTATATACTCTCGTAAATCGGGGGAGTAGTTAAAGGGTGTTACTCCCCCTGATTAGTCTTCGTATCTTCGCTCTTGAAATTAGGTGGATAGAACAAGGGAAAGTAGTTTGTACTATCATGTATATTCATGTAATGTCAGCCTATTTTTCCTTTAAAATCTTCTCTTTAGATTCGCGGTAAAATTAAGTAAAACGTATGAAAAAGACAAATTTTAGTACAAGAGCCTATGTAATGAAGAACGGGCAGGTAATGATTCGGGTAAGATGGAACAGTAAGAAGAATGAAGTCGGTTTCTCTGTCGGTTATACTATCGATCCTCTAAAATGGGATAGTGACAAACAACTGGTAAAAAGTAATACGACCCATAAAATTGGTGGAAAGATTGTCTATGCCCGTGAGATTAACAATGCAATCCGTAGTTTTCTGGTTTGTATTGAGGAAGTGTTTGCCAAATATGACCTTCATTCCAAAATACCAACGACAACTGACTTGAAAGAGCTGGTGAATGAGAAATTGGGTAGGGTAAAACAAGAAACGGTGGATGAAGATAAGATGAAAACGTTGAAGGATATATTTTCCGAGTTCTTGCTGCTTCGACCACAAGAAGGTAATTGGGGTGATAAGATCCATGAGAAATATGACCAGATGTGGACTCAGTTAAGCAGTTGTGACCCCAATATTACACTTGAAACTCTAGATCAGTCAAAAGTTCAGGAGCTTGTCGGATGGTATATAAAGAATGACTATTGTAACCGTACCATACAGAAACAAATCAGGATATTGAAATCATTCCTACGGTGGGTTTCAAGGCATGGATATACAATAAATTCTGGCGTATTAGAATTCAAACTCAGGCTGAAAGTAATACCTCGAACCGTAACCTTTCTAAAATATAAGGAATTGATGCACTTCTTCCACTATGAATTTCCCAAGGAGAAAGAATACCTGTCAAAAGCAAGGGATATGTTCTGCTTCATGGCCTTCACTTCTTTACGATATTCAGACCTGGCCGCACTCAAACCAGTTAACTTGGTGGATGGGTGTCTGGATTTCTGTACTGAAAAGACCGATGACAAACTGCATATCGCTCTGAATGAACACGCCCAACAGATCATTGAAAAATATTCATGGTATAAAGGTGATACAATTTTTCCAGTCCCAAGCAATCAGAAATTAAATGACTACCTGAAAGAAGCAGCCAAACTTGCCGGGCTGGATCGTGAAATATCCCAGGTTTATTTCAAGGGTAATACCAGACATGAGGATACCTATAAGTTTTGGGAACAGATCAGTTGTCATGATGCAAGAAGAACTTTTGTATGTTGTTCGTTGGCTCTTGGTATTCCTGCCAGTGTCGTAATGTCAGCAACAGGTCATTCGGATTATGCCACTATGAAACCTTACATTGAAGTTGCTGACGAGACACAGAAAATGCAAATGGAGAAATGGAACACGCATCAATATAAGTCGGGAATCATAGAAAGTATGGAAAAAATGAACTCGGCACAGCTAAAACAGCTTTTTGAGTATGTAAAAAGTATAGCGTAATATAATTTTTTTTATATATTTAAAGCAGTAATCGGGGATGGTTAGTATTCAGTAATTTATTGTTGCTGATTTGCAGTAGTTTATGAGTTAAGTGTGGCAATATTTTTTCTAAATTGTCTGCTTTAGGGGCGAAATCCGTTTGTTATGTTTTTGTAGCAGCCTTTCAGTATTTCGCTTTTTTATATTCGCTGAATAGTTACCAGAATATTAGGGCGTTATTAAAAGACTTTTAACCAATAATAATTTAATATAAAAATGGAGAAACAAGAAGTTATTGAGCAAATCGTTAAAGATATATTAGGTTATCCTTACATAAATATTGAAGATTACGATTTACATTGGAATGAATATACCATAGAAAACAAAGTTTATACTAGAGATGAACTTATATCCTTCTTACAACGTTGCAATGAGATAACGGAACTGTTTTTTGCACCAGAATTAAAAGAGACATTTATTAAACCTGCATTAAAAAGAGAAGTTGTCAGAGACCTTTTAGGAACTTTTGCGGAAGTATATACTTATGACCATTTTGAGCCAAGTAAAGATGAAGAATTAACATGGCGTTTTTCATGTTTTCTTGATTCATTACCAAATGACTTGAAAAATATCTTGCCAAAGGCAGTCATTCAAGCCGAATTCACCAAATTGACAGATAATTATACCAAATTTCCGAAAAATACATTCAAATCATCTGATGAAGATTTTTATGCTTTTATAATCTATGTTATATATGTCTTTATAGATATAATTTCAATAGAAAAAATTTTTGAGAGTTTATTCCCTGAATTATTTTTCCAAAAAGAAAAAAAATTAATGGCTAATAAATATGAAGAATCGAAATCTGATCTTCATTTCTATGAATGGTTTATAAATAAATATGATGATAGAATTCAAAAATACATAGATATGGAATTTCAAGGAAGTAAATTACAGTGGAAAGAATATGTAAAATATCACATTACCGATAGAATGGATCTAAATTCATTTTTCCCTTTATCTCTACGTAGAATTGTTTGGGTGTTCTTTGTCTGGATTACAAATTCGTTTAAGGATCATTACAACCAATGGCTGAACAAAGTGTTAATGGAAAGACAACTGAATATATTTGCAAGGATAGATATTGATAATAATAGTAATATAGAAATATGCTTTTTTTATTACTATTGGCTGAACAATAAAAATTGGGAATGTTTTTTTGAAATGATAAATAGTGACTTTTTAAACATGGATGAATACAAACATATACTTGCTCAGCTAAAAGAACAAGGTTTGGGTCAATATGTTCAAAAAAGATATGACGAATACCGGAGGATAACAGGTCGTGGCAGAGATATTCCATTTGCTTTCCTATTGAATGTATCAGAAGTAAGTAAAGCTATGTCTGTTTTCTTCAATAAGGAAGTTACTAATGAGGAACTTGAAACATTTACAAATGTTCATTTGCCACTAATAATAAAAGAGACTGTCTCTAAATTGAAAGCGTCCGACAATTCACTGAATGTGGTAGGATTTGCTTTAGTCTTATGGAAAAGTAAATATTTTAATAAGAACTATTTTAATAGGGATTTTTCTAAATTTCGGGATGAGATTATTAAAATTTTTCAATTTAGTTGTTCTACAAAATATACAGAAGGCAATACCAAGCTTGTAAACGCTGCTAAAAAATTGTGGACGCATGACCCTATTTTAAACGCAATAATAACATCAAAAGAAATTAATAGCTCATGTACACATAAAAGAGAAGAACAACGAAAAAAATATGAAAAAATGAGAGAGGAACGTAAGAAACAAAAAACAACTGCCTCAAGGAAAGATTTATAACTGCCCAATTAACTAAGGGGGAGTAGAATCCCCCTTCTCGCTATTATAGTTCTTCAATCTCTTCTTTGGTCAATCCGGTTGCTCCGATAATCAACTCTATTGAAGTGCCGGATGATTTTAAATAACGGGCTACTTCTATAGCTTTTTGTTTCTCTCCTTCTTCTCTTCCCTTATTTAATCCTTCTTCAAGACCTTCCGCCCTGCCCTCCTCACGTTCAGTATTGATGTTATCACGAAGGATTACAATATTATCCAAGTGACGGTAATAGGCAGCAAGCTCATCCTTGGTCATACTATCCAGTTTCAATCTCTCACGGGCCTCTTCAAGACCGGGAGCTGTGGCAGTGGAAGGTATTTCTCCAGTGTTAAGATAATAGATCCATTCTTCCAGAGGACTTTTCGCTACCTGATTAAAACCGTTCACCTTCAGGATATAATATTCAGGATATAGCTGACTTACCGTATCCACCTTGAATGTCTGCTTCTGGAATGGAGTGAGTTCAAGGAGATCGTTGGTGTGGATGCCTCTGAATTCAGTCTTTCCATGATAAACAAAATCAGTTCCATGTCCCAGAGAGAAGTAGACTATATTGACGCTATACACCTTACGAACTTTATCATAGCTCTCCCCTCTGTTGATATATTCAGTCACCAGTTTGGAAGTACCGAACAACATACGCTGGAAGTAGGCGTATTCATTATTGTTCTGTACCTCTATCAACACCAGTTCACCCTTGGAATTCTCGGCAAGCATATCGACACGGTTATACTTGTCATACTCATCCTCCTGATTGCTTTCACTTTCTAGGAGTCGCTGGATAATAATCTTCTCACCCAATAACGTAGTGAGCAAACCTTCAAGTACACTGAAGTTCGCCTTGTTCCTGAGCAGACGTTTCATAGCCCAGTCAAAACGGATTATCTGATTCTTATTGTTGCTATTCATAATTGTCTAATATATTGGTTACTACAAAGGTAAACAAAAAGATTCAGAGTACCAAATTTACGAAAAATCTCTCCATTTCCAAAGCCCTCAAACTCTTATATATGACAAAAAGCTTGGAGTATAATTCAGCACCATTAAGATAAGGTGCGTCAGCTTCAAGCATTATAACAAAAAACAATTACCGGGTCACACTTATTTTCAGAAAATGTATAAGTTGGAGATTCGATGATGCGTAGCAATTTCAGTATGTGGACAAGACATAAAGTTCCCCACGAAAGAATGTATGCCGCATGATAGGCCAAGTAAATGCGAGGAGCTGTTTACAACGGTTCAACTATCACAACCAGTCGAAAGACCGGTCTATTTTTTTCTTCTCCCCCTTCCTTGATTTCCCCTCAAAGCCTTATATATGAGAAAAGTATATAAGAGAAATTGAGAATAGAAATAACAATATTAATAACTTAAAATTTAAGAGACATGGGAAATTTAATTAAAGGATTGAAGGTCGCAGCTTATGTGGCCGAGATTATCGTGGCAGGTTCAGTAGTAATCGAACTTGCAGAAAAGTATGGTGGCAAATTCGGAAAAAAGAAGATTGCCACGAGTGAAGTCAAGGCCGTTGATGCTGCGACTGAAAACTGATAGAACGTCTGTGAATGGATTATGACAAGAAAGCGGACGTGATAATAACAATATTGGAGGTAGCAACTTCAATACTCAAAGGAATAAAGAAGCTAAGAGGTATATTCATAAAAGCAAAGAAATGACACCTCTTGGCTTTTTGTTTTTTCACCGCATTTTATTAACCGACTAAAAAAATAACAAGAGTATGGAAACAATGACTAATGAACTTACTGTCATTCCAAGAACAATCGGAATGGTAACAAGAATGATGGATGCAGTTAATATCGAAGATGCTGTAATCGTATCTGAAGAAGAACAGAAAGAGCATCCTAATTTTATTGAGAGTAACACTTCGGGCATTACGCTTGAAGAACTTGAAAGGAACTGTATTGTCCCTAGTTTTGGGGATAACCAGCTAACAATCAGCCACCAGAAATTTATCCACCAGGTAGAAGATGCTGCGAGAGTATATTTTACCGGAGAGAACTTTGGAAACACAGAAATCAGAGTATCACATAAAATCCTGGGCAGAGTGCCAAGTGCATTGACCAAGAGGAAAGAAGAGCTTAAACCGGAGGACGAGACCATCTATTATCAACGTATGGCCTTCTGTTTTCATATCCGTTCCATGAGCAGAATGATGAACGGCGAGGAAGTCCATTTATGTATTGGAGGTGTAAGAAGCCTGAACGAGGAAAACTTATACGCCCGAAAATCACCCGAGAAATTCAAGATATTCATAGGATGGAGGGTTTGTGTGTGTTCAAATCTGATGCTGACCAACGATGGCTTGACCGGAAGACTGGAAGTGATGAGTGATGCAGATATTTATAGTTCAGCACTCAGATTATTTCAAGACTTTAACCCTGAACAGAATTTGAGACTTCTTGAAAACTTGGGAAGAACGAAAATTTCACAAGAACAGTTTTGTCAGATAATTGGTCGTTTAAGACTGTATCAAGCATTACCGGCATACAGACTAAAAGAACTTCCAAAGGTGATTTTAGGTGACTCAAATATCAATGCGGCTACGAAAGGCTACATAGAGAATCCTAATTTCGGGTTACGTGGCAGAGAGAATATCACTTGTTGGGATTTGATGCAGCTACTCAATGATGCCGCCAAACAATCCTACATAGACAAATTCCTGGAGCGCAATCAGAACTGTACAGATTTTGCTGTTGGTATCCAGAGAGTCTTGAACGGTGAGGATACAGAGAACTATGGGTGGTTTTTGAGTTAGACCTGAAAATAAATTAACTCACAAGGAAGAAAGAACTAAAATATGGCAAACCGGTTCTTTCTCCTTTTTTTGTTGAACCCTTTGACAGATATATGATATGGAAGTGAATGATATTATGACATACATAGACAGATTGCTGCAAGGCTGTTCTGATAAAAGATGTGCTGAGATTCTAAAGGAAGTAACGGAGGAATGTCAGTCACGTATAGATGAATGTAAGAAAGGTGCTTATTCTAAATCATTGCAATAGGAATAATATATAAACAATAATGAATATTATGGAAAGACATGAACTGGAAAACAGCAGGGAATTCAAGGCTGCAAAAGAACTTGAACATGCCCTGAACGACTATGGGTGGAATGAGAAAAGATTTGCTATTGCAGTTACCACATTCCACAGGACCCTGCAACAGACCTTATTCAGAAGTATGGTTGAAGTAATAAGAGTCATGGGAAGTGAAGGTTACGGATATGACCTGAGGAACAAGGCTTCACATGAGATATGTAAGAAGATAGTGGAATCGGGAGTTCTGGAAGACAAGACGATACCATTCATCTGAAAAGGTTGAAACATACCAAGACTAATATTCCGGGGAGGGATATTTCCGATTAAAAGGAAGTATCTCTCCTTTTTTTATTTACTGACAATTTAAAATTCAGAAGATTATGTTATACTATAATTTTTATGGTTATGAAGAATTCAAGGCCCGTTTCGGACTTGAGAAGAGAGACAATGGTGTGGCGGTAAGAAAGAACAAGATACTGCTGGCCCACCTGAAAAATCCTGCACTGCTCAGATATTGCAGGGAACATGATGATTATGCCTTGTTACATATATATGATATGGCTGACCTACAGAAAAAAGTAATGGATGCTGTCATTGAATCAGGAAAGGATGATGAAAAACTGCCTTATAAAGTAGAACTGATAGGCAAGGTTTATTATTCCTCCCGATATCAGACTGACGAAACCAAAGGTATATGTGAGGATCTGGACAAGAATTCAATCCGCTATATAAATGTCGGGCGTAACCGGATCTTCAAGATGAGGGCCGGAAAGTTCATGAGAGAGCTTATTCTTGAAACAGAGATCGGAAAGCTACTCTCACCCAGTGTAGTAAACTGGATTGCAGGAGATGTTTTCACTCAGCAATGGTGTACTTATACACATGGGAAATCACCTGATATGGAACTACATATAAACAATGAGTTCTGGAAAATATATGATAGTGATTATTGCAAAGGTAATTTCGGTTCATGTATGGTGGACGAAGACCGGACCTCATTCTATCGTGATTCGGTAAAAGCCAAGGCGGCTTACATAACAGACAAAACAGGATTGGTTGTAGCAAGATCCATTCTATTTACTGACGTTACGGATCAGGATGGCAATAAATGGAGGTTACTTGAAAGGCAATACTCTTCAGGAGGTGATGACGTGTTGAAACGGTTACTGATTGACAAACTCATTCAAGGTGATTACATAGACGGTTATAAAATCGTGGGTGCATCCTGTCATGAAGCTAATGCATTTGTAGATATTCATGGGAACTCATTATCCGACAGGAAGTTTGAGATTGACTGTGATCTGGAACTGGAAGACACGCTTTCTTATCAGGATTCTTTCAAATGGTACAGTTATAACCTGAATAAAGCCTATAACTACGAAAACTCACACTTTTCATATAACCTTGACACCACAGACTTGAACTTATATGGTGATACTGACGGCGATGAAGATGATCGGGAATGGGATGATTACCACCAATACTATTGTGATGATACAAGACTCTGCTATCGGAACGGAAGGGAGATCCGGGTAGACGTTGAAAACCTGGATGATTTTATATGGATAGAATCAACACGGGAATACCACCATGAAAACGATTGTGTCTGCTGTGATGAATGTGGAACATATATCCTGTTGGATGATGCCATGTGTTCGGAAGTGACGGAGGAATATTATTGCTGCAAGGACTGTATGGAGAAAGCGGAAAATGAGTTCAAGCGGGAGAACTGGCATTACTCCGAATATGATGATGAATGGTATGAGGATTACACCGACATAACCCGGATCAATATCTGGAATGAACCGGAAGGTATCTATGAGAATAAAAGCATCGGTACGGATACATTATGCTGGTTATTGAGAAATGAGGAAGCATGGGAGTTTGACAATGAGGTGTTCGATAAAGTAAATCCAAGTACCAACCTTCCATACGGCTATAAACTTAAAAAAGAGATAAATCATGAATATACAATTATTGAAGCGGCTGTATAGTATCTACAGCCCGAGTGGAAAGGAACAGAAGATGGTAAAGTTCCTCTGTTCCTATATAAGACAGCTTCCCGGAAATATATCCGTGTCAAAGGATAAGTTCGGGAACCTGTATGTAGTCAAGGGAGAAGCGGAAAGTTATCCCTGCCTGGTGAGCCATATCGACCAGGTTTCACACTGCAAGCATTCGAAAGATTTTAAGGCGGTGGAGACAAGGGAAGTCATATTCGGTTATTCCTCAAAGAACAGGAGGTTTGAGAATCTGGGAGCCGATGACAAGAATGGGGTATTCATCTGTCTTGAATGCCTGAAGAAATATGATTCTATGAAAGTAGTCTTTTTCAGAGAGGAAGAAACAGGCTGCAAGGGAAGTTCTGAGGCGGTGATGTCTTTCTTCGATGATGTGAGATTTGTTATCCAACCAGACAGAAAGGGTGATTCGGATCTGATTACAAGTATAGGATATGCCGGCTTGTGTTCCGATAAGTTTATAGAAGCCCTTGAACCTGAGAAATGGGGTTACATGGAGGAGAACGGGTTGATGACCGATATCCTGACCTTGAAAGGGAACGGACTTGGGGTTTCCTGTATCAACGTTTCATGCGGCTATTACAATGCCCATACTGATGAGGAGATAACGGTAAAGAAATACCTGACGAAGAGTCTGATGTTTATAGAACATATCATAGAGGACTGTACCGATGTATATTCCCATGTTCAGGATGATCCATATTTCAGTCCCTATGAGTTTGAGGATGAGGTTTATGATATATTGAATAATGATCCAAACCTTACTCCCGAAGACCTTCATTATATGTATTCCACCAATTTTCCTCATTTGGGATTGGAGGATTATAGAAGGATATGTGAGGATTATCGGATGTTTTGGGGTGAAGATGAATATAGTTTAAACAAAAGCGGATATGAAAACGAGAAGATTCTGTCCTAAATGTGGGCGTATGCTTTTAAGATCAAGGATTGAAGGCTATGCATTTCAGTGTATGAATTGTGACGGGGATTTCTACAGGTTTGAAGTCCTTACGGGAAAACAAAAAAGAATCGTGAACGGAAAAACAAAGAATCATGGAAAGAGATAAGAACTACGATTTGGAACTGGCCGGATATATCTGGTCAATCCTGAAATCCAATCTCCCTGTCCTTATGTCTTGGGGAGTTGAGATTGAAACAATGAAAGTAATAACATGTGGTCTTGAATTCAAGGTCAACGGATTCAAACATACCGGAAAGGTCCAGATTGTATTGAATGAGGGTGCTGACCTGTTTGAAGTCTGTCTGATTGGTGAGGATGGAGAAATCAGGGATAAAAGAGAGGGCATCTACTTTGACATGCTTGTTTCTGTGGTGGATGAACTTGTGGAGAAAACGGACGATTATGAAAAGAGGGTTTCTGATACATACTAATATTATAAAGTATTAGCGGTTCTCTGAGGAATCGGGAAATGTGATAACTGGCTTTCTGTGGGAGAGTAGAATTTATAAGAACTCGAAATCTCATGGAAAGCCTTTTTTTATGTATTAATGTAAATGGTTCCATAGATTAGACGTCCATCTAAGCAGTGGAACTATTGTTAAAAAACGAATAACAATGAAGAATGGAACCCAATATGTGGCTTATCTACGGGTAAGTACACAAAAACAAGGATATTCAGGACTGGGACTTGAGGCACAGAGGGAGATAATACATAAACACCTTCAAAACAAAGTTCCAGTTGCTGAATATATAGAAATAGAATCCGGCCGTAAAAAAGAGAGACCCAAACTGAAAGAAGCGTTGAGCCTTTGCAGAAAAGAAGGCGCGATACTTATCGTAGCCAAGCTGGACAGGCTGGCGAGAAATGTTTCCTTCCTGTCAAACCTTTTAGAGAGTGATGTGGAGATTGTCTTCTGTGATTTCCCACAAGCAAATAAAATGGTACTTCATATCTTATCCGCAATATCCCAATACGAAGCGGAACTGATAGCGGTAAGAACCAAATCTGCATTACAAGCCAAGAAAGCAAGAGGTTTTAAATTGGGTAATCCTGAGCACTTGATGGATAAGCATAAACAAGCCATCCGGAACAGTATCAGAAGTTGTAAGGAGAAAGCTGACAACAACCCTAATAACAAAAGAGCCGTTGCGATGCTTCGGACATTAATCAAGGAAGAATACACCCTGAAAAACATGGCAGACACTTTGAACAGGGAAGGTTTCGTTACTTCTCAGGGATGTAACTTCTCAAAATCGACTGTATATAAATTAATCAAAAGGTATAACTTAAAATGAGATTGAAATTATGGAACCAAGGTATGTTTTAATTTTAGACTTTTGTGTGGGCTGTTTGAATATCATAAAGCTGACGGATGAAGAATTAAGAGAATCGGAGGAATATGAGGACTTTGAATCTTTCCTTTCAACTATCGAAGAAAAGTACGGATTCAGGCTCAGTAACTGCCAATGGATGACAACTGAGGAATTGAATATTTGCAGATACGAAAACGGAAGGGAGGTAGAGGATTATGCCTAACTGGTGCGATTGTACTTATAAATGTGTCGGTGACTTGAAGGAAGTAAAGTCGTTGTATAAGATCTTGAAGTATATTGATAGACGTAAGACCAGCATTGAGAAAAATGGCTTTGGCAAGTGGTGGCTGGGAAATTTAGTCACAAAACTAGGAGGTAACTGGGAAAAGTATAGATGTCGTGGCGAAATCACTTATTATGAACTGAATAATAATATTCTCACTATCTGTCAATCCACAGCTTGGTGTGAGCAGGAAGGAGTACGAAATATTATCGAAGAAAAATTCCCATCCATTAAAGTATATTTTCAAGAGGAAGAATCGGGATGTTGTGTATATTCCACGAATGATGCAGGTGGCGAATATTTCCCGGAACGTTACTACTTGGATTCGGGCAATGATGATTCGGAGTATTTTACAACTATCGAAGAAGCGGCTCAATGTGTTTCTGAGATAGTAGGCAAGATGGTAGAGCCGGATAAGAATGTAATTGAAACTGCATTGGAAGAATATATGGACGAACAAGAAGATGATGATGTTTGGTACTCTTTTCACGAGTTTACGGTAGTGGAATAGACAAATAAAGAAAAAGAGAGGCTAAGGTAATGCTTGGCTTCTCTTATTTTTCTTTTTCTGCAATATTTCTATTTGTTCATTAGGAGGGTATGTGAGTAAACGGAACGCAACAATATTTTTCCTTATGCAATCTATTCTTTTTAAGTAATAATACCGATTCTGACAAAAAAAGTTGCATAAGAAAAGTTTCATTGTATTCTTTCGTTAGTTGTAGGCTCACGCCGCTTAAGTGGATTAATAACCTTGGTATAGTTCTTATAAAACCAGCCTTCGGTTAACTCATAGATGATTATGATGTAAAAATGAACGGAATATTACATTTGATTTCATTTCAAAGCCCGCCGTTCAATGATATTTTTCTAATTTTACCGTTCCAGAAGGTATTGTTTTCCTTATATTTGAAGAAATAATACTCATAATAAGAGCGTTACATTGAACAAAAAATACTATCTTTGCGGTGTCTGATCGGAGAAATGGTCGGATGTATAGAAAGCGTTTTTTGCTTTATCCTAAGATCAAAGTCTGGAAAATTTTGAAACTTGGAAGGATAGGGACAATGTAACGCTCATTCTGTTTGCATGTATATGGTATAGCCAATGCTGTATCATTCTACATAGCCAATGGCGTGAGTATTGTTTCTTCATATTCATTTCCAAGTAGGTATTTCCAGACACCAGATCTTGATGAATAGCAGGACAAGTTCTCACGCCTTTCTTGTATAGTTAAATCTAATGCTGACTTTGGAGGACTTATAGGTGTGTAAAGGAAGTATTATGGAAACAACGGAACTATGGAACAAAACACTAAAAGCAGCAACTGCCCTGCCTGTTGTAAAAGTTAATCGTATAGAATTTATTCAAAAAGAGTTAGCTCCTTATTGCACTTCAGAGCAAATAGCATTAGCCATTAGTGACTCTCCGACAAAGGTCCTGACTAAAAGTCAACTGAATAAGATTGCAAATGGTTGTATAAATTGGCATACAACGTTGGTCTGTTCTGCTTCTGCATTATCTGGTTTACCTGGTGGTTGGTTTTTGGCAGCGGCTATTCCAGCAGATATAGCACAGTTCTATGCCCACATCTTTGCTTTAACTCAAAAATTACTTTATCTATACGGTTGGCCTGATTTACAAGATGAAAAAGGTAAATTAAACGATGAAACAGCGAACATCCTTACTTTATTTGTAGGTGCTATGATGGGATCTCGTGAGGCTGTTCAAGCTATAAATGCAATAACTAAAGCATTAGCAGAACAAGTTGTAAAAAGACTCCCTAGAGTAGCATTAACAAGATATGGTTTCTATAATGTAGCGAAGCAAGTAGGAAAATGGATTGGTATAAGATTAACAAAAGACAGTTTTGCAAAAGGTGCAGGTAAAGTTATTCCATTAATTGGTGCACCCATATCTGCCGCATTGACTTACTGGACTTTCAAACCTATGGCAAGTAAGTTGAAGAAACAATTAGATAACAATCTGGAATAATAAACCTTATAATGATTGATCTTATGAAAAAAAGATTTTTTTATTTATTCCCATTATTCATACTACTTCTTTCCGTAGTATGTTCTTGTAAGGATGATAACAATGAGCCTACACCACCCGAACCTTCTCCAGAAATAACAATACCAAGTTCGGAGAATCTAAATCCCGTACTATCGCAAGAAGGCGGTACGGTAAGCATTTCATTCACTGCTACTGCTGATTGGACTGCATCTTTAGTCAATACTCGTGCCGAAAGTTGGATTGCTGTTACTCCTTCTTCCGGTAGTAAAGGTAAGAATGAAATAACTATAACCACGACAGCCAATGAATCATACGATGAACGCAATGCAACAGTTGTATTGAAATGTGGTTCGGATTCTAAAAACATTGTTGTAACCCAGAAACAGAAAGACGCTTTAACCGTAACTTCTTCCAAATATGAGGTAGCAAGTAAGGGAGGAAATATCAGTGTAGAGGTGAAAGCTAATATTAACTTTGAGGTTGAAGCAAGGGCTGATTGGATTAAACAGCAAACCGAAAAGACACGTGCATTGACTACAAGTAATCTGAATTTCACCATAGAACCTAATGAAACCGGAGATAAGCGAGAAGGTGAAATTATAATCAAGAGTGGAGAGCTATCGGAAACAATTAAAGTTTATCAGGGATTTGAGGACTTTATAACTCTGACGAAAAAGGATTTCACTATTCCAGAAGAAGGTGGGAATGTGGATATTGAAATTAAAAGTACACTCGATTATGAGGTTAAAATGTTATCCGATATAGATTGGATAACGGAGATTCAAAGCCGTGCGGTCTCTACGCATACACACCATTATACTATATCTCCTAATGAAACTTATGATTCTAGGGAGGCTAAGATTGTATTCTATAATCCGAAAGATGAGAATGTGGCTGATACAGTGTCAATCTATCAGATGTATAAAGGTGCTATCCTTATTGCCCGTAATGAATATCAGTTCGGCATTGATGGCGGTACGTTGAATCTAGCGGTACAAACCAATCTGGAGTTTGATGTAGAGGTTTCAGATACATGGATTCAGCAAGTACAACCGACACGTGCATTGACTGAATATAATCTAAGTTTCGCTATCTCCAAGAATACAGAGCAGAAAGACAGAGAAGGTACTATTACTGTAAAAGATAAGAATAGCGACAAGAAGCAGGTTGTTACAATTAAGCAAAGCCGTATAGATCTAGAACGTGAAGCATTGATAGCACTGTATAAAGCTACCAATGGCGATAACTGGACTAATAATACAAACTGGTGTAGTGACAAACCAGTTTCCGAATGGTATGGAATTAGTGCACATAACAATCCTACAAGAGTTATGACTATTAATTTAATGAATAATAATTTGTGCGGAACCATACCTGATGGAATAGGAAATTTATCTAGTTTGATAGGTTTATATTTATCGGCAAATCATTTGACGGGAGAAATACCAAACTCTATCTGTGAACTCACTTCTCTTGAGTCATTAGGTTTAGATCATAATGATTTAATAGGAAAGATCCCTGAAAATATTGGTAACTTGGAAAATGTTACCCAATTAGGACTTAATGGGAATAATTTGGAAGGAAATTTGCCTGAAAGTATGGGAAAAATGAGTAATCTAAAGTTTTTTTATGCTTCTGATAATAGATTGTCTGGGAATATTCCCAAGAAAGTATTAGATCACTCTAACTGGAAATATTGGAATCCTGAACAATATATCTTTGAACAACAATCAGGTTATAAATTAACCGTCAATCCTAAAGACCTTTACTCCTCTACTGATTATTCTATGGATGGAGAAGTAAGTATATTACAAACCCATACAAAAGGAAATGGAATAAAAATAGTTATAATGGGAGATCAATTTGTAGATATGGATATGGTATCAGGTGGTTTATATGAAACTAAAGCCAACGAAACTATGGAACATTATTTTTCCATAGAACCCTTCAAATCATTACGGGATTTTTTTGATGTGATTCTAATAAAAGCTGTATCAAAAAACAATCAGATGATTGGTGAAACAGCTTTCTCTACAGAATGGGTAGGTAATAACTTGATACTTTTTGATACAGAAAAATGTATGAGATATGTTCAAAAAGCTTTAAAAACAGATGTATTAGATAATATTCAAGTTATAATGCTGCAAAATTGTCACACATACAACTCTACTACAGGATTAGAACATAATGGATTCAGTATTGCTAATTGTCCCTTTACACAAAATGAGACAGAAGGTTTTGCGTATATGGTACGTCATGAAGCATGTGGACATGGATTTGGTTATTTAGAAGATGAGTATATAACCTCCTCTTCTCCCTCTCCTTCCATAAAAGACATTGAATATTATACACAAAGATATGAGAAATTTGGTCGTAATGCTAATATTGATTTTACAAATAATTTAAAAAATATAAGATGGGCACATTTTATAAATGATTCTCGTTATTATAATGAAAAGCTTGGAGCTTATGAAGGAGCAGTTTGGACAAAAGGAGTTTATAGAGCAACCGAAACTAGTATAATGAGTATAGATTACTCAGGTTTATTCAATGCTCCAAGTCGAGAAGCAATCTATAAACGTGCAATGAAATTAGCTTATGGTGATTCTTGGACTTATGATTATGAAGAGTTTGTTAAGTTTGATACACAAGGACGTGCTGATTGGATAGAAGCAATGAATAAAGCTAATACACGTTCTGTTAAAGCTGATTCAAGATTCAAACAATACAATCATATTCCACCTAAAATCTTAAACTATCCAGCAGTAGCAAAATAATAGTTGGGAAATAACTTATAATACAGATAACGCACTAGGACAACAAATCTTAGTGCGTTATTTTTTGTCCTAACCTTAAAAACGCGATTCTTGCCGCCTCATTTCCTAATATCTGAAACATAAATAGCGTAATCATTATGTTCACCGATTTTATAAACAGAATATTAGGTGCCGAACGAAGACCTTCGGTTTCTAATCGCTTGGAAAATAATGCTGCGCCGAGTGTCATCGTGAAAAAAGGCAGCAATAAGACATCCCCCAAATCTATCCCTGAGAAATACAGAAAAGACGTAGCATTACTCCAGAGCAAATATGGGGATGCTTTTAAAACTGGATTCTGCATTGATCTAACTTTGCAAGAAGCACTATCACTTATGCAGAGAGAGCGAAAAAGAGTAGATGCTTATTCTGGTCTAATCTCATATCTGAAAAGAGAACTAGGAATTACACTAACAATCACATCACAAAAAACTAAATCTAAATCATTATGAAAAACTATTTTATAGCAAACGGAGAAGTGCTCAATACAAATATGAGCATTGAAGAAATGGAACTACGGGTGCAGGAAACATTAGATGAGAGCACTTCCGGAATGGCGCAATTCAAAATAAAGGAAATCAGCGAGAAGGAGATTAGAATGTTCTTTGTCAGGGACTTCGACTATAATCCCAACCAACCTATCATTTTTGACGCTGACATGGCCTTGATAACCGGAGTGGGAATAGGAGCCTTCCAGCCACAACAAGTTGGAGGATACCCAATGATACATCCCTTGAGTTTTGCCGGAAAGAATTTCTATTCCGAAATCACAAGCTTCATCAGGTTCTATAAATTCCAGTTGTTTGAAGAGACGGGGCAACTGGTGGAGCATATAGGCCTGAGGTGCTATTCGGATCGGATCTTAATGCAGATAATCTTCTAGGGGTATGAATGTATTGATAGCATGTGAAGAAAGTCAGGCCGTATGTCTGGCTTTTAGAAAACTGGGTCATAAGGCTTTCAGTTGTGACCTTTAGGAATGTAGCGGTGGACATCCCGAGTATCACTTCAAAGGAGACATGTTTGATGTAATAGCCAATCGTGGTGGAACTTTGGAGAATGGTACTAAACATTTCCTTGATAGTTGTTGGGATTTGGTCATAGCCCATCCACCCTGTACTTATCTTGCTGTCTCAGGATCATTTACCAACAAAATAGTTTTTAAGTTATTAAATTTAGTAGTGTATTTATTTCTACACTAATTCTAAGAAGATTAAGAGTGCGTAAGCTCTTATCACATAAATAAGGGAAATAAATCTTTCATTGTCATTGATTTTATTGAAGCTATTTTGCTAAATACAAAACAATAATCTATATTTGTTTATTGTATCCTTTTGAGATTGTAGAATAGAGGTATTAACATGAAACCTTGATTAAAAAATAGCAATATTATGAATAATTATTTTTACAACAAACTAAATAATAAAAATTATTCACAGGATTTTTTGGCAAGTATAGAACAATTTGCAAATAATAACAAGATTCAAATATATGTATTGTCCAATCCTTTGACAGATAATAAATATTTATATAGTTATCAATATGCGTATATAATATTAACACCTAAAAAGAAAATAACATTTGTTCAAAGCAGTAATGATTCTAAAGATAAAGATGCTTTCGAAGATTATATGGATGATGTAAAACTTGATATAGCATCAATTTCTGATAAATTTGATTTTAGAGAACATTTAGGTCGTCCACGCCAATGGAATAATCTTTTTAAGGTGGCAAAAGAAAGAGAATATCATTGTTTTGAGAATTTGTACAATGAAATGAAAGTTAATGAGCAGGATTTTAAGAAGATTGAGATTTTAATATCTCTGTTTATTGGCAGTATCAATGATGCTAGTTCTATATCTTTGCAACCTGAGATTAATTTGTTGGATAAAATTAAAAATAAAGTCTTACTTTTTGATACAGACCAAACAAGATTTATTTATGACAATGTTAGTTTACAGAAGAAATCAATAAGAATTCAGGGGCTTTCTGGGACAGGTAAAACAGAACTATTATTACATAAATTGAAAGATTTATATTTAAATGATGAAGAAAGTAGGATATGTTTTACATGTCATAATCATGTGTTAGCAGACACATTACGTAAACGCGTAACTAGTTTTTTCAATTCAATGAAAGTAAGTCAGCAGATAGATTGGGAAAATCGACTATTATGTGTAAATGCGTGGGGAACAAGAAATAATGCCTCTTCTGGAACTTTGAGACGGATTTGTGAGTTTTATAATGTTTCATTTTATTCATTAAGGGAAGTAGGGAGTTTTAATGTAGCATGTAAAAAGGTAAAAGATGCAATAAAGAAAAATAAGGATTTTGACTATGCTTTTACTTATATGTTTATAGATGAAAGTCAGGATTTTGGAGAAGATTTTTTTAATCTTTGTGAATTAGTTACAGAAAAAAAAGTATATATAGCAGGAGATATATTCCAATCAATTTTTGAATCCCCATCCCAAAGATCTATCAATTCAGACTATTTGCTCAGTAAATGTTATCGTACAGAACCTAAGACCTTAATGTTTGCCCAAGCATTAGGTATGGGATTATTTGAAGATAATAAATTGTGGTGGCTAAGTAAAGAACAATGGGAGTTGTGTGGATATAATGTAAAAATAAAGAATGGTAATGAATACGAACTAACTCGTGACCCAATTCGTCGTTTTGAGGATATTAAAGACGATTATGTTTCTTTAAAGATGGTAAGAGAAGACGATTATAAGTCTGCTATTTTGGAAGCTATTATACAACTCAAAAAAGAATATCCTAATATTACATGTGAAGATATAGCTATTATTTATGTTGATAGTGAAAATTATATTTTTAATGAAGCAGTGATGTTAGGAGATATTTTAAAAGAAAAATTTGGATGGGATTATAATTTAGCATATGAAAATAAAAAAGTAGTTCCTAACACAATATTTATTAGTAACCGTAACAATGTGAAAGGACTAGAATTTCCATTTGTTTTTTGTTTTACAACTCAAATAATAAGAGATCATAGTTATAGAAATACACTTTATACGATGCTGACTCGCTCATTATTACGTTCATACTTGATAGTACAAGAAATTCCTAGTTCAGAATGGGGAAACAAAATATTACAAGGTATGAAAAATATACGGGAAAAGCATTGTATTCAAGTAATAGAACCTACGCAGAAAGAAAAGGATCTTATCATGTCCGAGTTTAGAATGGCAAGAAGACCCAAATCTCTACATGAACGAGCTAATGATATTTTTAAGGAGCTACATATTGAATTCAAATATCAACAAACTATATTAGATACTTTAATGAATAATGAGGATGTTCGTTCAAATCAAATTACGGATGAGAATTTAAAGGAGAAATTAGAGGTTCTTTATAAAGTACTTTTTTCATGAAAGGAGTGTATATCTTAGAACTAAAACCTTTCCAATGTTCAATATTTACCTCTGTAAAATACAATAAAGATTGTGTAAAACTACTATTGGAAACGGTACGAATATTTCAAGTATATGGGAGTGAGTTATTGTATGAAGTACCAACGAAGCGTCCTTATTTGAAAATATGTAAAGAGAAAGTAAATAGACTATTTGTCTATTTAGACAATAATAAATTCATATCTATTCAATTCCCATTTGATATTATAAAAGTATCTAACGGGCTAAGATTTAAGTTTAAAGGAATAAACGTGGATAGTAAAGTTGTGTCTGACGGATTAAGCCTTCTGACTCAGTTGGAAGATAAATACCCTGATATCCGTCAAATTTTAGATTCAGATAATGAAAATATAGATAATGACACATATGATATCCTAGGTAGTTTGTCTTTATTAGATTTTGGGTATCTTCGTTTTGATTATGATCCTAAAAATGAGAAAGGAGATATTCATCCTTTGCATCATTTGGATATAAATTATTCAAAATATGGAACTTTTAAAATTAAATTACCCAATAGGATCACGATGCAACATTTTGAAGATATTTTTGATAAAGAAAAGCCATGTATTTCAATGTTTGTTAAATATCTATCTGATCTCCAAGGTAAAAGAAACAAAGGAAAAAATAGAAATATGAAGAGAAATAGATAGGCAAAAAACTCATTTATTGATAAAGTTAGATAAAATATACTCTTTAAGGGATAATATCAATAAGTATGTTGGTATAATTATCTAATATACAGCATGTTTATTAACTAAAAAATCACATTGGATTAATAAAAAAATAACCGGAGTAGGATTATGATTTCCTTCTCCGGTTTTAGTTCATTTCCTATAACTTAAATCCATCAGGCAGGATTAGATTCACCTTTTTCCGTACTCCACTGCCATAACGGTATTCCTCCAATTGTTTCTGGCATAATGAAGATTCAGTAAAACCGGATTGAGTGATTAGCCGTTTTCTACCTTCAAGCACCCAGTTCATAATTCCGGGTAATTCTGTAGAAACAATCTTCTCAGCCAGTTTCGGATCCACTTCCGATTTGGGTATCTGGACTTTGAAGGGAACGATAAGAAATAAGAGGAGACCAAGCGATTAAGTTCAGTCCCCTTTTCATTTTTTTAATTAATGGTAATTTATTAGTTCCAGCATTTTGCATTGAATTTGACTTCCATCTTCGTAAATTCTCCAAGTTCAGCAATCAACGCCTATACCTCATTTCTGATTGCTTCGGTAATGGTGATTTTCTTAAAGTTGATAAATGAGTTATTTTGTTCTCGATTTATACTTTCTACGTTCACATCCGAAAGTATTATGGGAGTAAGCGTATTCAATTATTTCAGTAATATCATAATCCGGAATAAGCTCTTCGATGAATGATTTGGCTCTGTCTTTCTCTACTCCTGCCTTACATAGAACGCCAGCATAGGACATCGCCGTATTGTTTCTCCCGTTGGCTATTGATTTTCCGGTCCAAATAGTTCCAAGAATACGAATTATACTGTCATCGGAAACAACTTGTCTGCTCAGAGTGTTCAGGAACTTGGCTACGTAAGAATCATCCTCCGTCATTATTTCAGTTCCTGTTTCATCCCTTATAATGGTTTCTGTTACAGTATCAAGTATAATAGGCTTAGGGGTAGATGGAACAAAATGAAAAGGCTGAGGATTAGGATTTTTCCATAGGTTCGGATCATAACTCAGAAAATTACCTCTGGCCAAATCCGTTGTACTTGTATCTTTCTCAGGGCAATCAAAGAGTTCCAAAAGTTGATTATACAGGTCATAATGATAAAGCGGTTCATAATTATCATGAAGAATAATCGCTTTATAACCCTTACCGCTCGGAGTGACATAATAGGCATAGATACATGGAAATCCTTGTAACCATTTTCCGAACTCATCCATCTTCTCTGGCTGAATATGGTCGAAGTCAAGAGCCGTGAATGAAGAATAGTGTATAAGATCGCTTCTGTTCTTGGTCTTGAAAGTTCCGTTCCATGTTACAGCCGGAAGTTTCATTTTGGCTTCATTCTTGGCTTTATCATCTTTGGCTTTCCTTACCGCATCAACTTTTTCGGCTACATGATAATAACTGTTAGTCTTGATTATATCCAGTACCTTATCTATATCATATTCTTCAGGGTGATTGATGTCTGTAATCCTGCCGAACAATGATATTTTTGTTCTGAAGTGTGATGTTACCTTGAAAGTCGCTGTCAGTTTACCTTTCATCCTGACAGTCCTATCCTCGCAGGTCAGGTATTTGGATATATCAGAAGCACTCGGTTTTCCTGTTATATTCAGTTCCTTATAGATACCTTGAAGTAAATCCTTGACTTCTGATTTCGTATAAGTCTTGTCTGTCTTCAAAGCATCTATTAGTTTCACTGCTATCTGATCCTTGGGTAGCTTGTCAAAAGGAGTAGGTTCGATAGCTTGTCTGATATAGTCTTCCCTCCAACATAACGCTTCAAATCCTTCTTTTCCAAGAGCGTCATGATATTTCTTATATTTGCCCTCTATGAAAGTACAGTCCTCCAAGAGTTCAGGGAAATTATCATATAGGTCACAATACAGTCTGGCTTTTCTAGGGAACTGATTATCCAGATTCCACTCCTTGAAAATCCGCTGTACTTCAGGATCATCACTTCCTGAGGATTTTGTAACGACAGCACCAACCCTTAAAGCACGGTACATGGAAAAATCATTGTTATAGATCCGGTTTGTAACTTCCCATGCTCTTCTTTCAGATATTTCAAGGATTTCATTCTCAACAATTCTGACATTATTATCCGCATCCTTGATAATACAGCAATAGTGTTCCTTATGTCCCTGTTGCCTGATTGTATTTTCCATCATCTGCAATTGTTCATCCTTGTTCGGAACCGCATTAAAATTATCAATCTGCTTCTTTGTCTTATCCTTCTTCTCCTTGATTGAGTTCTCCAGTTCCTCTTCCGTAACCTTTGATTTTCGGGTATTAAAGTAAAGAGTGGCTGTATTACGGAACGGATTTGTATCAAGCCTCTGTCTACCTATTATCTGTTGTAAATCCACTGAAACATCCACGGTCATGCTTTTCACCAGCGGATTGGCAAAGATATAGGAATAGGCGTTGGTGGAATAGAAATCAGCACCTATATATACGGTGGAAGTACAGAAGGTGAACATCTTATGCGGTTCTCCCTTACCCGGAATATCACCGATCATAAACTTTTCTCCCACCTCCCTGGATAATTCATTCAGTTTCTTGATGTTTTCTGATTTGGAAGAGCAGATTATGTTTACCTCGTCCGCCTTCAAGCCATTTTTCTTTATGATATTCTTTATAACGGAAACATCATTGATATAGAAAACAGCTTCCTTCGCTACAAATTCCTTACCATCCACGACAGTACTATTTCCTTTTCCTTCCCTGTATTTGCCAATCAGCTCACTACATAGTTTGAAGACAGACTTCTTGGATTTTATAACCTCCACTTTCGGAATCTGCATCATACTTTCAGGCCACAGAAGTTCATAGAAAGTCATATCCTTGAATTGCCGGGTCATATCAAGATAAGATTCCAGAAAAGGTGTGGCTGAAAGATAGACCACAGAACTGAAAGCCCCCAGGATCTGCCCGAATTCGTATTCCGTTGTAGGCTTGAACTGGCAATCATAGAACATGGCTTGAAACTCATCCACTACCACAGTCCATTTATCCAGGTTTTCACCATTAGCTGCCAGAACCTCCTTTATCTTCCTGAGTGAGTCGTAAGTGGTAAGTATCTTTTCCCCACCTGATTTTATATATTTCCCCAGTTCATCGTTAAAAGCAAAGACATCCTTTTCCGAATAAGACTTGCTCTCAAAATACTTCTCACGGTTTCCCTGATAACGGTAGAGATGGAGGTTGTCGGAGAGATGCTGTGAATACTTGTTATAAATGAGCTGTTTTCTGGGACTGGCCAATATCACTTTCCTGTCTGAACCGATATAGGCTTCAGTAGCTCCACAACCACAAATCCTTTTATTCAGGATATAGTGTTGGTTCATAGGCAGAAGGTTCCATAACTCCTTCCATTCTGACAGATACTTTATTCCGGCAGGTACATTTAATGTTATCTTGTTCATTAGTCATTAGTTTATATGGGGTTAGTCGAAGACAGAAGCCTAATACGAAGTATGAGTTATGGTACATAACCCGAAGGGATGTTATAAAAAACTTACAAAAACACTATTCTTTAAGCATTTGTACCTAATTTGCAGACTTTTTTATAACACCTTGTCTTGCAGTTATGTATTACATTCCACTTCGTTCCATACCATCATCTCCGACCAATCCTGATTATTCATTTATTGATTGTCTGGTAACTTGAAATTGGGATTGTTACGGTTAAGTTCTTTCTCCAGCTTATCCATATCCTCCTTCTTCCTTTTCATATACTCTTGATATTTAGGGCTGCTTTCTTCCACCCACTCAAGATTATCTGCATGAAAATCAAGATAATTCATGTTCTTATGAAGCACTCTCGGTCTTTTCATTTTGGATTTATCCCCGTCCACAAATTCAGCTTCAGCCATCAGGTCATCTATATTCGCACTTTTATTATCATAGTTTCCCCATCGGTTGTTTTTCCTGCGATACCTTACTTTAGGACTTATAGCCACCATTCGATCTGTATCTCTATCACCTGTCTCCTTCTCAATCGGCAGTTCTTTGCCTTTATCGAATATTTTCCCCTCAACGGTTACAGTCAGACCATTACCAATCTTACGTCTGGTAGCTAAGGGAGCATATTTTCTAACCTCTTTCCATTCAAGGTTATTGGCTTGACAGTTCCCCAAGTTCCCGTCATTATGTACCAACTTATATTTCTTTCCGTCATCAGGCATGGGGTTATAAGCATCGGCAACAGCTTCATCCAATTGAACGGTTTTGGGGTTGACATTCAGGAATTTTGAACCGTTTATATCAGTATGGATCTGTAAAAAACGGTTCCAGGACGAATCATTATATTTCCGATAAGCACGAGTTCCAGCCCAATTTACCCAAATGTTATATTTCATGCTGTATCTTAGCGTTATACCACTGACTACTATATCAAGCGGCTGTTTCTTATAAAGCTTTGACATTCTTCTTATTGCTTTTTATGGTTAATATTATGTTTCTCTCTTCTCTCAGGTATTTTACCAGAGAGTTATACGCTTCGCATCTTCTTCGCTTTCTTGGAATTACGGCAAGAAGTTCACTCAATGTAACTTCAATGCTGAGACCGGAAATGAAATGTTCCTCACCGATATAACCTGCCAGCACTTCGACATCATCTTTGAACTTTTCCGGAGTTATACTTACTTTTTTGACGATAACATCAGGAGCAGTATTTTCCTGACGATCCAATGAAGATTCTGAACCTCCAATGAATGTATTTTTTATTTTTAGAATCATTTTCAGGAGTAAGGATTAGAGGGTTACGGAAGAGCGTTTTAGCGGTTTGAAGCGGATTATGGCTCCCTCAGGTTAAGAAGGACCTATATTAATCATTAAAGGCTCCAAACATCATCCATCAGTTCTTCTATCCTTTCATCCGTCAGTTCTTCTCCTTGATATTTCATTTTGTCAGAAAACTCATTGAATACATAATACATACAATACTTATGACCGAATGCAACTCCTTTCGAGAATAACCACCTTACTTCCCCTGAATCGGATTCGAAGAAGTACCCATTCTTACAAATATCCAGGAAGAAGAGATCTTTCCCGAATTTTGTAGAATCAGAGAAATCCTCAAAAAATATCTTTGTGAAAAAAGCGGGAATTTTCCCTTCCAGGTTATCAGGATATATCATTCCCAGCGTCATGTCATCACCCCCATCTTCAAGAATAAACTCTTTGGTCAGACAAGGAATTAGAAACTCTTTCATTTCCGGCCAGTTCATGCCGATATAAGCGATATAATCATCTCCCAGGTTAAAAGAAGGAAAAGCATGAGTATGTGAACCTATATCTGAATGGTCTGATTTTGAATAATTCTCATACAGATTGGTATTATCCCTTATCTTTTGACTGATTTCATTCATAAGACAGGCATTGTTCCCTAAATACTCATACATTACTTCACATAATGATTCATATCCTTTTTTACTCTGAATTGGCAATCTATAGGATGGAAATAAATTGCCGTTGTTACAATTAAATTGTACCATGATTCTTGATTTTAATTGATTATTAACTTGTTATACTTTATTTCTGTGGTATTCTCAGGCATAGGAGGTCCTGTAATGAAAAATATCTTATTTCCCATCATCTTATTTTTTTAATAAATTTTACTTGTAAGAAAGTAAGCAGGCGCCTATACTTACTTCATAATTAGAATTTCATATATCTGCCGGGAATCGTTTCAATATTTATTTCCTCATCCTTAACAGCAGATTGTTGTAGAGCGTACCAAAGGTTCAGGTCGCTACTTACAACAACCAGTTTCTTTTCCAAACCGTTATCAAGGGAAGTTATAAGATCACCGTTCCCATCAACTATAGACACTCTACGTATCAGATAATCACTGACCGGAATAACATGTACTATGACATTATCTGTAGGACACATTAGCTGACATTGTAGCTTGTTGATAATTCCGGTATCAAGTTTGGGCTTTTGGGGGAGACAGATACTATATCCATCCTCCTTAAATTGTTTCAATGTTTTCATCTTCTGAGCATTGTTAAGAGAATCCCCATCACCTCTCACATGATGGGGAAACCGGGATTAGTGTTTAAGATTGAAATCAGCAAATAATTCGTTCAGCTTGGTGATAATCATGTTATCCTTGCTCTGATTGGCACTCTTCTTCATCTGGCTTATTTCCTGTGCATTGGTAGCTCCTATGCCTCCAAGAAATGCAACCAACAGATTCATGGCCTCACTCCGTTTCATATCCCTTTTTATCAGGGAGTCCAGTTGCTTGTAAATCCATTCCGGTAATACTTTCCAACCGAGAACCTTGGCTGAATTCCCTTCAAAAGACTTGGCGGCTGCTTCATAAAGCTTCTTGTCTTCTTCAAATGATGTAGTATCAGCCAGCTCCTCCAGTTTTTGATCATTGGTTGAAGCCTTGATGCAGACTGTCTTTGAATTGGTTTTGCCACCATTTACCCAAGACCATGCAGCGGAATCAGATCCGGTTTTGGCTTTCTCCTTTACCCACTCCAATTTTTCAGTTGATATACCTTTTTCTTTGGCGGTGGCAAGAAGTTGTGTCACCCAATCCATACCGTCCCAAGGGTTCGTTGCTGAATTGGCCTCTCTCAACAACGTGGGAACGTCATACTCGCTTATAAGAGGAAGATAGACATAACCCTCATATTCCGTCTTACCCTCTTTCTTTAGTTTCTTGTTCAACTGCCTGAGAGCCTCCATGCGGTGCTGCCCGTCAATTACAATAAGGATAAGATCGAGGTTCGGGGTATCCTCTGTGATTGGATTTCCGTTTTCGTCTTCCAGTTCCAGCCCCGCTTTTAGGCAAACAATGGCAGGTACGACAAGGAATGGAGATATGATACCTTTGCAGGCCAGAATGGAAGCTATTTTTTTCTTGACCTGTTTCGCATCAATATCACGGTTAATCTTGATACGCCCGAAAGTATAACCCGTTTCGAGTAGTCCAAATATGGTGCAGATCATTCCTTTTGTCAGCTTCATCGGTACTGCTTCTGGGGCTTCATCTTTGTTTTCTTCTGAATTAGTTTGTTGTGCATCACCAGCAGATGCACCTGCCTGTAGATCCTTATCCTCTACAGTGGATTCTTTCACATTTGACCCTTGCAGATCCAGTGTGGAAACTGCTTCATCAATTAGACTCTTTTCCATTGTACTTTTAACTTTTAACGTTAAACTTGTTTTTCTTGTCACTCACACGTAGGATTTCAATTACTTTAGGCAGTTCAAAGATCACTACCTTCCCACATTGCAGGGTTGCATCATCAAGCAGACCACAAGCTTTCCAACGGTTGACTGTTGAAACGGAAGTACCCAAAAATCCAGCAAGTCCCTTTACCCCTATTATAAATTGGGGGATACCGGAACAAACCTCTTTCGGAGACGCTTCATCCCTTTGATTTGTTTTTATTACTCCCAGCTCCAGGCCGGCCATCCAAAAATCTGCAACAGTTGCTTGGAACATCGCTTTTTCCAACAGCGATTGTACTTCATTTTTTTGCTGTGCCATCTTTTTAAAATTTTAGTTCGTTATACTTTTTGTCTTAATGACATAGCAAAGGTAAGATGGGAAATAAAGGGATGATTTACTTGGGAACAGCCACAAACTCATATGCTTATTATGTCAAAGCGTTGTTTATCAGTAAATTATATACAATTATTTTTTTTACAGTAATGCAAAATATTGGGATTCTGGGAACATTCTGGGAACACTTTGGGAATAAAAAGTGTATCATGGTGTATATTCCAATGGAGAAGAAACAGACGTTATGTTCAAATTGTATTTAAAACGTCTTTGAGTAATGTTAGAAAAGCGAACGGAAGATTATTTGGAAAGTAACGAAAGGTCTGTAGTACATGCCGGAAAAACATTACGAAGGATTTTTGGGACATATTCTTCACAGCCTTTAACAGGAACAGGTTAAATGAGTATAAAAGATCGGGGGAGTAAGAGGGGGAGTATCAGAAAAAAGAAAACCTCCGAGATATTGATTCTCAGAGGCTTATCTTATCACTTGTTTTCCTTAAGCGGTGCGTACGGGAATCAGCGCAAAACTTCTTATATCTATTTGATATTCACTAAATTAACTCAATAAGACTCGGTGCGAATGTACACTTTAAGCACACAACAACGAGAGCAACCTCAGTTTATCTGATGACAAAGATAGTACATATTTCAAAATCGACAAAAACTTTATAAATATATTCTAATGAGGTGGTTATAAAATTATTAATCAAAATTCAACTTAACATGATTAATAAGAGTGATACACTGAACATTACAAAGTACAAGATGAGCATTTATAGTGAAAATGCCGCATTTATACAATTTCTTTCAGAGAAAAGTACATCGCTATAGTTTCTTTTCTACTGGGATCTTTCAGAAAATTATTGTATAATTGTTCTTCAGATGCTCCAAGAAATTTAAATCCATTCTTTTGATAAAACGGCACGGCAGATGGATAAGCATCAACCGTAAGAAAACAACATCCGGTCTTGTTTTCTGTAACCATCCACCGTTTAATAAAGTCCATTGTTTTCGTTCCCCAATGCTCTGGTTGATTACGATACTTGTTGCTGACAGCAAAACGACCAATCTTGACAGCAGGATAGTCGCTACGATGCTTATTGTGAGGGAATTTTTTCTTTATTTTTCTCCAAAAGCTTTGAGGAAGAGTGTTAGCCGAGATTTTGTCATTTGAAAGACTGAAATAAAGAGCAATGTCCTCTCCATTTTCAAGGCAATAAGTAACAGCCAATAAATTTTCTTGCCATTTCAAGGCATCAGTAGTCAAAAACTCATTTAAATCAGAATCACCACAATCGAAAGACAGTAATGGCAATTTGTCATTGATGCGTGTAAATGGATTCAGAAGAGCCATGTTTCTTTGTATCTTTAAATCTGGCTACAAGCCCCATGAAATCGTTCACACTGTTTTCTATGCGGGCACGTTCACGTGTACGTTCCTCAATAGATGGAAGTTGAGAGATGTCGGCAAGAAAACGCTCTGCATCTTTGCCGTATAGAACTGGAGTATTTTTTATAGGTCTTGCCATTTTCAATGTTGTTAGTTTATTATTCTGTGCAAAAATACAACATTTATCTTGAATACCAATAATGTTAAGATGAAAAACATCTTCTTTAGCATTATTTTCAGCATCAATACCATTATCTATCATAGCATTAAGTACTTTAACAAGTTCAGCAACACTTCCATCAATACCGTTAAGATGAAATAAATTACATAATCCATAAAAACAAATCCCGGCCATTATGGTCGAGACTTATACCTTGTCGGGGTTATTCCTGGCGGTCGCACTATATCTGCCACGGATTTTTATATGGGTCATAATCGCGCTGGAAGGTTGCCATAGCTATTTCGCTAACCGGCTTTTTCTCATCATCCAGCTTGCGTTGAATCTGAGGGTTGATTTTACAGCGGTTTGCATCATGTAGCCACTGCATTGTTGCTTCGTAGTCCGTTATACGGGCCGTGCTAACATTATTGGGAGAAATAAGCTTGTGCAGTTCATACAACGCAATTTTTACCATGTGCTTTTTAATATTGGGGTTACGTGGGTCATGGTAACGGAAATTGTAGCCCTCTTTAAGCGTGTCAGCAGTAGGAAGCATGGTCGGAATCCAGACTTTGCCTCCGAACTCAACATATTCGGTCTCCTTGAACTCATAGGCGTATTCCAGGTCATACGAACCGATAAGCCCCCAGTTGTCGGATTCCATAGGGTTTACGGTAAGGTCAATATTTTCAATGTTGAGAAGAGCAAAGAACTGACCGTCCCATTCCGCAACCGACCAGAGCTCATATTCCACATTCGGCTCCCAGAGAGTGGTTTCAATCTGCTCCCATGCGTTAATACCAGGTATGCGAATATCCTCGTAATCGAAACCGTTATGTTCCAGACACTCATATACGGTTCCTGAAAAATACACCAAGTCTCCGGGATGATAATTGAGAAGCTGGGAGTAAGCCATGATGTTTCCCTTATCCAATCGTTCTATCTCTTCACAGACTCTCCAGTATTCTGTGAGTGCCGGAGTCTTTATACCGTTGATTGAGCGCAAGGCTTCTACAATCTTACCGTCGTGGTAGAAGTGTACTCCGACCGGGTAAGTGATTCGCGGATTGTATTCCTTGAGATTCTTACCCACTTCCAACGCCTTTTCAACCTCATAATTGTCGGTAAGATATTCCACGATAGAAGCTTCTGCGGCTTCCTCTGCCTGATTCACACGGATTTGTTGACCACGGATAAGCTGGTCGAATAACTCATCCGAAATCTGGCTCATATAGTCTTCGTTATTGAGAAATCTCTGATACATAATCAATCATTTTAGTATTCAAACGAACCGTAGATTGGTGTGCCGCTAAAAGTGGTAATGCCTGAGCTTCCTGTTGCGTTGAACTTTCTCCAGGGTTCATTTAAGAATAGTACCAAGAGATAGTCCAAGGTGTCAGAAAAGTGCCCGTATTTCTCGTATTTTATGCCAAGCTTTGCATCCATCACTTTCGCTTTGGATTTAGAACCATCCATTTCCTTACGCTGGTTGATTAAGTCTTCTATCAGTTTACGACATTTGAGGTCAATTTTAATAGTCCAACCCTGATAGCCATCAAATATATTGTTTACGAACTCCAAGCGTGTGATTTGTGACGGTTGTTTACTTAGAAGTTTCTTGTGGGGGCGAAGTTGCGGGCTATTTAGAATCGACAGAAGTATCGTGTAATTGTTCACACCGTCTTCCGTCATTGTAGTCCGAGATAGTCCGGCTGGATCTCCGGTTACTACCACACCGCCGGTATGCCCCATTGCCAATAGTTTGTTCTTTATTTTTTCGGCAAACTTAGGGGTGTTGTTTTCCTTATCTTCCGGTCTTCCAAGAATCTCCTCCAAAATATACACTATTTTGTTCTCATAATCAATCTGCGCCATCAGACAACTCATGTATGGAGCTACGTTGAAGTCGAAGCTAAGAATCAGTGGCTTCAAAGGATCGTACTTGGAGTCTTTCAATCCGTCAACCAAATGCTTTGAACCATCAAACTTCCAATAACAAGCAGCATCATTTACATCTACATACAACCAGTTACCGAAAAGAAGTCTTTCTCTGACACTTGGATCTGAAATCTTGTATAAGGCTGAAACATACGCGTTAACAAATTCCTTGTCAGGATTATCATAAACGCTGAATGGAATATACATTTCATTCGGACGACATACAACAGGCTCTGCATTTTCATCGAGGACAAAACGGTCTCTAACCCAACCGAGGCATGGATTAGTAGACATCAGCATTTTGGGAACCTTAGTAGTATCTGCGATTTTCCAACGAATACGGGAGAAAAGCACGTCAACACCACGCTGATCAACCTCTCCGACCTCATCAACAAAAGCGCCGCTAAATTCTGATGAACCAAAACGGAGGTAGTCTGGATCTGAGGGGCTATATGCCATTTCTTTCATAATGATTTTGGAGCCGTTCCAAAATATCATCTCTCCAGAAAGGTTGTTGATTTTATAGTGAACTTGTTCTTCAAGCCCCCATGATTTTGCAACAGCTTGTATAGTATTCCATGTTGATTCACGGAGGCTTTTGAGTGTTTTGCGAGCAACAACCATACGCATATCAGGCCAACGAAGGCAAGAACTGATTAGCCAGCAAGAACCCAAATAGCTCTTTCCCCCGCCAGCAGCTCCACCACAAAGAATCATTTGCGGTATATTGTTATTTCCACATTTGTCACATACAGATGAATAGACCGGATTACCATTTCTGTCAATTCCGGTCTTCACTTGTATTACACGACCTCCACATTCAGGACATTCTGGCTGAAGATTTTTCCATACTTCATACTGCCTTGGAGATGGCGCGAAGTCAATCTTCAGATTGTTTGGCGCTTTCAGTCCTGGTACCATTCTTTTGGAAAATAAAAGGGTTGACTAATTCATTATATTTCTTCTGGTCGATGTAGAAACGACGCTTATGGATTCCGTCATCCCAGATTGTCAAATAACCTGCTTCCACAAGTTCTATAATCAGATTACGGCATGTACCATAATTGCACTGACCGTATTTCTCTGCTATTTTGTAGTAGGTATCGTTAGTCCATACTTGATATTGGCTCCTGAACCATATAAGGAAACCAATAGCTTTTCCACGAGTTTTGTTATCGATCACTTTCTTCATAAAATATTGTCTTTATGAAGAATAGTCCTGCTAAATCTTTAAGAGGTTAAAATTTTTTAGACACACATAAAAAATGAAGCACACCCAATTTCTCATCGGATGCGCTTCGGAAGTGCTGGATATAAAAGGAATCAAGAAAAATTATGCCTTTGCCTGTGCAGCATCGTATATCTTTTCTACTGTGTCCCAAAGATAATCCGGAGCTGGAGTGTCTGAGAGTTTTTCGCAAGCATTTTTCAGATATTCCAACTCTTGTGCAGTGAAATCCACAACCAAAGGGTTTTCGCGGTCTGCGTTAATGTCCCAAGTAGTGCGTTTGTTTTCCGCATCTTCCTTGATGTTGTATTTTTCAACATCACCCTTAGTAATGCCTACCTTCTTGATGATAGAACGTTTCAGGTTGTAATCCATGAATGAGTTCTCCGACGGGAGAATTGACGGGATTGAGATTCTGTCGATAATGTGCAATTCCATATTCATATAATTATTAAAGTGATTTGATATACTTTTCAATAGCTGCTACATGAAGGTCAACAAAATCTTGCTTACCCTTTTCAGATAGAAGATAATCACACTCTTCTTTGCAGTCCATAAAACCGTTTTCAGTCAATACAGCCGGACAAGAGGTGTTTTTGAGAATACCTATATCACTCTTTGTCCAACTCCATGTCCAATATTTGCACGAAGGGATTGAACGGTTTCCCGTCATCTTACGTGATATGCTTTCATCAGTAAATATTTCAGCAAGCTTCTTTGAGTTTGATGAAGCGTTCTTGGAAACGAAAACGCTGAAACCCTTTGCAGTGCCCCACGAGCCATTTCCTGAAGCGTTATTATGGATTGACACCAATATTACATTTTTTGGTCCTACTTGTTTGCAAATGGCATTTACACGATTACACCGTGTAGAAATGGAAATATCTTCTACTTCCGGTACAACACGCTGTACATCGTAGCCATTGGATTTGAGATTGGCTTCCAAGCGTTGTGCTATATCACGAGCCCACTCATATTCCTTCAGTCTTCCATCAGGAGACTTCTTGCCTGGAGTGTTTATGCCATGCCCTGCGTCGATTAGAATTTTCATATACTTGAAATTTGTTTATTTAAGAATAGCCTTTCAGTATCGCAATTGGGTGATATTTACCATGACAAAATATGATATGATATACCGATTCCGATATAAGGTTCTATTTTACTTGGGGCAATTCCTATACCGGCTTGTAATCCCAGCCCCCAACGTTTTTGTTTATACCTAATCTTTGTATTGGTTATGGTATTTGTTATAGTGGTTGTTGGTTGAAATATTCTGATGCTGTCTAAAGTCGGCATATACCCACTTACCCATGCTTTATAAGTGGAGTCTTTATAAACTTTTTGAGTAATCGGCAAAATGACAGTGGTGCTGTCAGAAAAAAGCGTATCAGTATGGTGTACTCTAATTGTGTCATATATTGGTACCTTTACTGTTTTATATCGAATAACAACACTGTCTTTCGGTATTGGCATGCCAATAAAAATCGGTATTGTATCATACACCGTTTCATTTGTCTTTTCAGAACTATTTTCTACATTATTTCTCTGACAGCTATGATAAAAGAAAACGATACCCAATATCACCGTAATAGTAGCTAAACAACCACTTATAAATGAGTTGATTTTCATATACCAATTGAATTATAAGGAATATACCATTCTTGCTCTCCAAGATATTTTGTTTGAAGCTCCACCCAGCATCCTTTAATACCATTAGAATCTCCTTTCACTTCAATTATTGTCGCGGTTAATCCTACGAGCTTTTCCAACTTTGTTTCCGACAAAGCGAAAGATGGAAGAATAATGATTTTATCTCCGGATTTCATATTGTCTCTAATTTACATTTTAAACTCTGGTAGCAGATATTGAATTGTCATTGCTGCCTCATGAAGAACCTGTCTTGCTTTTTCTTCTTCAACATCAATTGGATGTAAAAATTCACAGCATATACTTCCGACCCAATCATAACGATTATCATTAAGTCTTTTGATAATGACGGATTGACATCCATGACTTGAAATGATAGCTTTTGCATATTTGTCCTCTACCTGTTCATCGATGTCAGTTATAAACATAAATAAGTTCCTTACAAGCTCTCCGCTGAATTTGGCGATCTCTGAAATATGCAGGTTTTGTAAATGAGGTTTCATTGGTTCAATTCCCTTACGCTTTACCTCATAATAAATGGATATAAGGCTTTCGTTTCCAAGAGGATGCGGCTGAATGATGTAAACGCGATCTGCGTTCAATTCATGAAGAATACTCCACAACCCTTCATAGACGAGAGCAGAATTATCAGCTCGACGAATACTTTTGGCTTCCTCATCTTTTTTGAACTGTTCAATTTTTAAATCTGTGAGTTTATTTTTGCTATATTGGTTGTAAGAAAACCAAGCCGCAATGATTGTGCCTATTGCACTGATGATTGCTGGTAAATATTCTATCATACTATTCTTTTTTATCAGATTGTTCCGGCATGATGACATTGAACGTGATGCCGCCATCACCAGCACCATCAATATTGATTTTACTAACGTGAGCTTCCTTAACAGGATATAAATCCATAAGTGCTTTAGAAGCGTTTACCGCAACACTTCGTAAAGCAGCTGGAGACTGTAATACGCCTTTACGATCTCTATATTCCGCATTGGAACACTCCTGTATGATGCTAATAAGGTTCTCTCGGAGAAAAGTTTTCATATATTTAGCCTCCTCATACGGAAGCTCGTCGAGAGATTTTAAATATTCTTGAATCTCAGGACGAGCTAACATACGAGTAGCATGGCCTTTTGCCCTATTTGTGTTGTCATTAAATACCTCCTGATAACATCTTGCAGCGTTGCCACCGTAAGGCGCCTCTCCGTTTGCATAGAGATCGCAGAAAAGTATTTCTTGGTCAGTGAGTTTATTATTATTTTCCATATAACGCTAATTCGTTAATGCCGAGCTATAAACATAGCCCGTGCTCATTAACGAATAGTCGTTTTTTACTCTGATGGTTCATTCTTGCTAAGCAATTTATCCATGATTATGTCACGGAATAGCTGGGCGATACCACCACAAGCAGCTTCGATGTCTTCCACCGACTTCAAATATTGCATATTAAAGTTAATTTGGAGGTCATAGCCGGATATGTGAACCAGCACTTGTTTGGTGTCCGCGTTGATGACTTCACGAATGATACGGTCTGAAATAGACTTAAACTGTACTATGGGTTCATCTACATGAGAATAAGTCCCTTCTTGTTGCTGTTCTGACATAATTGATTATATTTTGAAATGTTTACGGGATTTTTCTGCTTTTGAAATTGCCAGGCTTTCACCTTCATATTCACCACCAATGCTTCTCATTCGCTGGGTGAGGATTGCAGCAACATTGGTTGTTGCAGATACGTCGGCATCGGCATCGTGAGCATCGTCAAGTTCAATACCCAGATTTTCGCACATGATTTCCAACTTGTATGAGTTGACGTTAGGTAAATGGCACAAGGCAAGTTGTCCGAGTACTATCGTGTCCACATAGAGCGGATGCCAGTTTCCATAAAAATCTTCATCACCACGAAGCACCTTTTTCAGTTCATTCATCAATCCTGCATACTCGAACATTTGACAGAGAAATCCTTCGTCAAAAGCGATATGCTGACCAATCAGGAACGGCTTCATGTTTTTGGAACATTTAGGTGTATTGTCTATCATAAACTGAAGAACTTCCTGCGCTACGATTTCAATAGGTTTGCCGTAAGACTCCAGCATATCCATAGTAATCGCGGAGTATTCCAAAGCCTTGGTTTCATAATCCATCGATACGGCATCGTCACTCTCATATTTAGATTTCAATATTTTCCGTTTTTTTGTAGCTCCGGCCACCTCCTTTCGATTATAAGGAGCAATATAGCTTTGATACGAACCAATCTTTTCAAACGTATCGAGTCTGGTAGCGTGCACTGCAATTTGCGTACAAGCTGAAGTTTGGCATTTTAGACCGCCAGTTTCAAAGTCTAAAGTAAATGCCACTAATACTGGGGATTCTTCTTTTGGTGCTGCCATATTCTTATTGTTTTTGAATTATACATTGTGCTGTTAAATAAAGGGAGGCTCGAAACTCTTCCATTGAGCCATTATTGTTGATTACGTAATCATACACTTCGTCGGGAATGTGTATGCGTTCATTGTCTCGTTCCTTCCGCTTTTCATCAATCCCTTCAAGGTTGTCACGCTTGATTGTGATTGTAACTAAGTCAAATGGGAAGGATGAAGATTGTTTGCTTTGTAAATCAACAAGCCCTTTCTCGTCAATCACATAAACACTGGGGAAAAGTGTCAGAAATTGGTTCCATTCCGTCCAGTATTCATAGCCTCCAAATTGAGTGTATGCACACATCCGGTTTTTAGGTGGCATTTGACCTTGCTTTACAAACCAATGGTCTCTACCATTTTTTTCGCCTTTACGCATAGGACGGGTGGTATAAGACACAATAGCGTTCCATCCAAACTGTTGCTGAAGCATCATGGAAGCGGTAGTTTTACCACTTCCAGATGCACCTACAATGCAAATAATTAACGGTTTCATATTATTTCAATAAAGTTATTGCGTGTCAACTGAAGATTATTATGCCCTACATACTCACTGTATTTGACCGTAGCCATACAGATTATCAATTTGTTTTTAGCATCAACAAGCAAAGCGCGGGCATTTCGGTATTCTTCAGGCCATATCACCAATTCTGCCATATCATTGTTCTGCTGAAGTGTGACCTTGCAGAACACTTCTTGTTCACCTGTTTTTTTGCTTGTGAATTTCTTTTCTTCTATTTCTACTATAGTGGCGGCAATAGCGGCTTTGCGTCCATCCTTGTCGTCGCTCAATGTATCTTTAAGAGTCGTATAGGCTGCACGTCCGCGAATCTGTTCTTTGATTTCACTGTTGTCATAAATTCGCTTGTAGTCAATCGCTCCAAGACCAGATACTTTGATTTGTTGCTGAGACCAGAAATAATGCTTCCTTATCAAGTCTTCCGGAAAATCCTTAGACTTAATTTCAAAGCCAAGAGTCTCAGCTGCTTTTTCTACAATTGCATATCTTTCCACTACCGACAAAGCATTTTCAACATGGTCAAAACAACCGGCAAGAATTAGATTGAGAACATGGCGTGCATTAACTGGGCAACGCTTAATTTCGTCCTCATCATCCGGGTCATCCCAATACTGGTACTTCTTCAACTTGTATTTGAAGATGCGCTCAATAAAGTTGATAATACTGGTGAACTGCCCATTCTTGTCGCGCTCATTGATAATCCAGTCAACAGCTTTTGTGCCTATCATCTTGATACGAGAGAGCGACCAGAATATCTGATTGTTCTCATAATCGGTATAGAAATTCATTGCGCTCTTATTAATGTCAGGTGACACTACTTTAGCATTGCTACAAGCCTCCATTTCAGACATTATAGGAATAAGTTCCTTATCGTCAGCCCATTCCAAAGCAACAGTGTAGAAAGCTGTTGGGTACTGAGCTTTGAGATAGGCCCCTATGTAAGATGTAACAGCATAGGCTGTCGCATGTGATTTGTTAAATAGGTAGGAGCCGCAAGCTTCAATTTGCTGCCAAATAGATATAGCATCTTCGATAGGACATCCGTTTTTCTTTGCTCCTTTAAGGAATTTTTCACGCATAGCCTGAATCTTATCGGTCTTCTTTTTTGAAATGAATTTAACCAGTTTCACACCTTCTCCCAATGAAAAGCCACCGACTTCGCGAGCTATCTGAGCGACTTGTTCCTGGTAGGTAATCAATCCAAAAGTATCATTCAAAGCATTGTATGTACCCCATAGGTAGGTTGGGGCCACTAAACCTTTCTTACGATCTACATAAGCTTCAGTTGAGCCGTTTTCCAGTGTTGCTGGACGATACAGCGCATTGGCAGCGATTAAGTCGTGAATACATGTCGGCTGCATTTCAATCAGAAACTTTGTCATGCCACGTGATGAGAGCTGGAACACGTTCTGTGTAAATCCTTGGCGTAGTAATTCGTATGATCGCTCATCAGATAAATCACTTTCTACAACTCCTTCCATTGTCAGACCGGCCCCATAATGTTCGTTTACCAAATCGAAAGTTTGATGTAATTTTGAGAGTTCCTTTGTTGCCAGACAATCGTTTTTTAGAAGTCCGAGTTCATCTAAATCATAACCGCTGTTTTCACTCACAAGAATATCATCAACCTTTTTAATCGGCACAAAGTCAAAGCATTCAACGTCCTCTCCGTCCATTTCGTCAGGTGTCACAAGAAGTGCAGACGCGTGGACTGAGCTTGAACGAGGCTGAAACATTAGAGTACGGATGTCCTCGAATAATTGTGGATAGTCATGAATAAACTTTGCAATCTTGCGATTTGTAGCAGCCAATTTAAATATTTCTGTATAGTCCGCTGAATCATCTTCAATAATTGCCGTTAAATAATTCACCAATGACGGACTGATGCGCATAGTTCTGGCTACATCTTTGATAACCGCTTTTGCTTTTAAAGTTGTAAATGTTCCAGCTGAGAACACACGTTGTTTTCCATTGTGGTTGTAACGGCGCTCAATATATTCTTTTACATCTTGTCGGCGATTGCTTTCAAAATCGTTGTCCACATCAGGGAGTGAACCATGCTCCAATTTAACATAACCAGAGTCCACGAAGCAATCCAGCACTTTAACTGGACGCTTCGTATTGTGTTCTTGTATTTTAGTTATTCTCATAGCACATGCTTCTACAAATAGAACGGTAAACATCAAGATTAAACTTATTTCCATTATTTTGGCAGATGGCATTAAATGTCATCAGCTCCTTGTCCTTGATGATAGCTTTACTGTTTATGAAAAAATCAGTTACAATGCCATTCATTGAAGTGCATCGACTGAGTGCAACGTAAAGCATACCTGGAGCAAAAGCATAAGGACAATGGATAACTATATTATCGAATGTCAATCCCTGACTCTTGTGAATGGTAATTGCCCATCCAAGGGTTAACGGGAACTGCCTACAACTTCCTTTTTCTATCGTTTCAATGTTATTGCCATTAACCTTGTATTCCCTGTCAATCCATGTATAAGGTTCTACAATCACCTCATGTCCGGCATCCAGCATAACTCCTATTTTGGTTGCGTTTATCCAACTTACCGTACCCATAGATCCATTGTAGAACCCTTGTTGGTTATCATTTACAAGCGTCATTACACGTGCCCCGACACGCAATCTCAAATTCAAGTCGCACGGTGCGTTCTTAGGATTAAATGCGTCTTTGAACTCTGCTGGAAATACATGAGACACTTCTCCAATCATTTGGTTGTTGATTTTATCTGCATCACGGCGTAAAGAGCAAATATGAATTGCGTGCGTAGTAAAATCTTTGCTTTCACGGTTATCACGCAATTCACTGAGGTCAGCAATGTCCATAGGAAGGAGCTGATATTCTCGTATGCGATTCAACATATTGACAAACCGCTCATCTTTTTGCCTAAATACCTTGGTAAGTTCTATTATATGGAAGCCAACTTCTCTCAGAGCGTGAGAATGAAAGAAGTAATTACCACGATACCACTGGTGAAGAATAATCTCTTCATTCTTTTTTATAACTGGCGGCAACTGGAACAAGTCTCCAAATAATATTATCTGTACCCCGCCAAAAGGTAATTCGTTCATCCGATACAACCGCAACTTACGGTCCACGTAATCCAAAACATCTGGACGAACCATACTTGCTTCATCAATGATGAGGGTATCAAGTTTCTCAAACAACGCAAATTTATCCTGATACAATTTACCTTTGATTGGTGTGTTGGGTCCTTGCAGATCAAATGGGATTCCAAACAAACTATGTAACGTAACACCACCTGCATTGATAGCTGCTATCCCGGTTGAAGCGGCCACGATAATGTTTTTATGGGTGTTTTCAACTATGTACTTCAGGAATGTAGTCTTTCCTGTTCCAGCCTTTCCTGTAATAAAAAGACTGTCAGTCGTTTCTTCTATTATTTGAAACGCACGGCTCATTTCGTCTGTCAGTTCCATAATTATAACTCGTTGATTGTAAAAAGAATGTCTTTATTGTCAAAGATTATGTCGTCACCTTCTTGCAGTTCGTCTGCATAAACCTGAATAGGCTCTTCTTCGCCTTCTCGCTGAACCATCAACTCAGCGTCTAAATCAACCATAATAGATTTACCATTATCCAATGTCAGTTCAAAATAATGATTAGAATCAATGTCATTACCGATAATGGTAGTATCTGACGGAGCAAGTCCAGCGCGTTCAGGTAGCAAGAAACGCTCAAATATGAGATTGTATTTTATAGGATCGATAAGCGTAATTCCAAGCAAATAAAGTAAAAGGGAACCAGCTGCCGAACCACGCCCACAACCTACAAAAATATTATTCTTACGAGCCCAGTTACAAGTGTCATACTGTACGAGAAGGTAATCAACATTATCGGTAGATTCAATAATGTACTTCTCATATTCCATTTGTTTCCGGTATTGCTCTATCTTGTCTTTAGGTGCCAAACGCTGAAGCCCCTCTTCCAAGAGTTGATTGAACATATTGTGGGTGGTGCCATATTTCTCCAGTTCTTCCGGAGTCATATCATATTTCGGCATATAGTTTCTGGTAGTGTCCATACGTCCTTTAGCATTATTTGCAATGGCAAACGTATTTTCTGCACACTCACGAAACAGTTCTTCTATATTCCAGTCTTCTCCAAACAAAGCCTCAAACAAAGCGTAATGCTCATCTGCATCCTTAAAATACTGATCGTTACTCTGCTCGTGTGCGGCTCCCTCTGCTACTTTGTTAAGGATGATTTTGTTTTTGGCATCATCAGCATCAAGATAATATGCGTCACTCAACAGAACTGGGCGGGGCATACTCAAATTATCATACCATTCATGGAAGTATTTCTTAGTGGCTTCCAATACTTTAATATCAATACGTTCAGCTTTATACTCTGATAAATCAACTTGATAGTAGATATTATTAAAAGCTTTCGTCAAAGTGGCGACCACGCTCTCATTTTCTACAAATGAAGTCGGAGCATATTTGTCAAGCACGAGTACATTTCCTTCAGCTCGGTTCAAAAGCTCGGAAATGTCAATAGTCTTGTTCTCTACATTATCGACCATAATAGCTTTCTGAATCCGAAGTAAATTGCGAAATCCGCGTTGTGTTTGAACGTACACTTTCGCACCAAAACTGAAGCCTTCAGCCTCTACTGTAAGGGAGTAACCGAATACCGGTTTAATTCCAGCTGCATCACACTCTTTTTGAAAGGCAAAACAAGCAGCCATAGTATTGTAATCACACACCCCAAGTGCAGTATGCCCAAGATATTTTGCTTTACTAATCCATTCTTCTGGCATGAAGCTACCATTTAGAAGTTCAAATGGAGTATGCACTCCGAGATTTACAAATGGGATGTCATGTTTCAACGGCGTTCGCTCGCCAACATATTTCAAAATGTTTAGCTTGAAATCTTGCTTCAGGTTATGGTAGTAGAAGTTATCACCAAACTTAAAAATAATGTTTTCAATACCATCATTCAACAACTCTTCCGGGCGTACCAAACTATTGAAAATAAAGTTACCGTCCACATCTTTACGAAATATTGAATTGTAAGTTGAACGCTGAGTGTCCTGAAAATAAGCCTTTCCGAACCCAGGAATATCGATTACATCAGAATCAACTTTGGAATATTGGATTTTATTTCGCTCCATCCATTCATACAACTCTATTATTTTATCAGATTTTGCCATCTACGTTGCTCAGTTTATATTCGATTGGAGTAAATAAAGATTCTGAGAAGGTATCATAGATTGACCAAAAATCACTTTCGTCCCAGTCCTTGCCTTCACCTACGAGTTTTGCAATCATTACATTATCAAAATACTCGTTCAATTTATCTGCGGCTACGTTAATTGCGTCTGAAGCATCAGTGTCATAGCCTATAATAATGTCACGCACTCCTTTGCTTTGCAGCTTATAAATCTGGGTGTCACTAATTTTCTTTCCAAATGTACATACAGCCACAATCCGATGATTATCATACAAATCAAGTTTACGAGTAAGGGCTATTACATCGAAAATGCCCTCTACCAATATTACAGTGTCAGTCTCGTCTTCAATAACAGAATCATAATTGTACAAAAGCTTCACAAAATCATTTTCAATGCTGTTATTGTAGCGACGAATTTGATATTTGTTGTTGCGTTTAGCCTTATCGTTATATTCATCAATATCACTTTTGCTCCAAACGTGTCTGGAAACATACCCTACAATATCTCCTTCATCATAGATGGGGAACACTACATAATCGTCGAATTTAAAATTCAACCCACGAGTAGTCCCTACTGGGAAATAGGCATAATCATCGGGCGTAAAGCCACGAGATTTCAAATATGGATTTTTAAAGCATCGCTTCCAAGACTCCGGCATTTCTACAATTGTCAACTCATCGTCAATCTCGTCCTCTTCCAGGCTGAAAAACTCTGGCACTTCAACTGGAGAGAATTTTACGGTATCTCTAATTTGCAAATCAGCACGGCCTATTTCTTCGACAAATCGGTTAACATCTTTACAAGTTCTACCACAAGAAAAGCAATGAGCCATTCCGAACACTTTCCCATTCTTTTCGGGGCCAACGTAGATACCCAGCTTGCCACCGGTCTTGCCACACCATATACATTCTGGAACAATCAAATTTTTTCGACCTCCGTCCAGTCTTGCATGAAGCTCCGCTTGCAGCTCTCGTACCAAGTATTCTTTGTCTTCCTTACTTATATACATAAGCACCTCCGTATGTTTTAAAGATTGGCAGTCCTCTGACGGTCAAAGAATCTCTCATGGTCATAATCAGTAGCAATCTTAATCGTATCTCCTTTAGGGAAAAATCGACTTTTTGCCACATGGATTCGCATTGTTTTCTCGCGTCGCTCATTAGCTGATTGATTTAATGTGATCAAGTGAGTAAGGGGCTGAGCGATTCCTTTTGCTTCCGAAGAAGAATACTCTGTGAGCACATTCTTCTCGTCATTTACCCAGTCTGGGTTCTCAATACGAGCCTGATATGTCACTACCACCCACACTTCTTCTTCACTGGCAATATCTTTTAAGTCATTGGCAACAGCAATACGTTTCAAACGCTCACCGCTATCACCATACTTGCGACCCGATGAATCGGTCAGCAAGTCCATAGAATCAATAAGGATAATGTCCGGTTTGACGCTATAGTTTTTCCGAAACTCCGCAATCGCTTCTTTGATATTGATAGTAGAGACATGCTGATTGAATTTAGGATAACTCCTTACATACAATTTGCCGGAAATGTCCTCAATCTCTTTCGCAAAAGCGTCCATATCTTTGTCCTTGATGAATCCCTTTTCATAACTGTAGGCATTACAAGCTACAAGTGCTGCCGAATAAGCGTTTTCCACTTCTTCTCGGCTTCCTTCTAACTGGAAATGAAGAACATTGAACCCATCAATACAAGCCTGAGAGCCTATCCACCGGGCAGCATGACTCTTACCTACACCGGTTGGAGCTAAAATACAAGAGAGCTGACCACGTAAATCTCTATCCTGATTCAAGTTATCCAGCTCATCGATATAAAAACGTGTGATAGCTCGTATGGAACCACGAGCGTTATTTTTTGCACGGTTTTGAATATGGCGTGTAGTAAAGGTATCAATCACATCAGTGTAAGTTGATTCTGTCAAAGAAAAAGTTCGTGTCCAGTCTACGTGCTTAGCAAGTAATTGCTGGGCATTCTCCAGCCCTTCACGGTTATATACTTCGCCAACTTTCTTGTATGTTTTCTGAAATTCGACACGCTTCAGATATTCTTCAAGTAAGCCAAGACATTCGTCGGTGGCAAATGCTTCACCATTGTCATAGGCTTCTTTCCAGAACCTTAACGCACCGTTTTTCCCGGTAAGTTTCTGCTGAATGATAGAGTAATTAGGAACTCGTCTGTATTCTCTATAATAGTCCTTAAAAGCTTTGAGGACGGCTGCTGTATTACGGTCTGGAAGATGTTCTTCTTCCAAATGTTCGCATACCATCGAAAGAATATAACTGTCCTCAATACAAGTGATAAATAAATCTTCGATGAAAGCTTCCGAAAGGACGTTTGTTTTATTATTTGCTGACATATTCTATTCTTAATCGGAAGATTTCCGGATATTTTTTTTGAGTTTCTATTTTACATTTTGTTACAAAGTTGCACTCTGAACACGCTGTTGATAGCGGCGACCATCCCAGTGTAGATGTTTGGCATACTACAAAGCCAACTTCTCTATTAAGAAGTCTTTGCTTGGTTCCTTCTTCACTGGGAACAAAAATATATTTTGCCTTGGGGTGCTCGCTACGATCAACAATCATGCTGAGTAAAGATGAACGACTCAAACCTTCAGATTCCAGCCATTTGTTTTCAAAATACACTCGACCTTTATCTGAGTTAAACCGTTCCATAGACTTCGGTCCAAACACTTGATTTAACTTCCAGTTAGAACCTCTATCTTTAAATGCGTGAGATGAGCACACCACATAATCAACTATCCTTTGTGCAGTAAGCACGCCAAATTTCTTTTCAATACGCTGAAGGGCTGTGCGCATAATCCTTATCGGTTCGCCGCCTTGCGGAAACCGATAATTTGGATGTATGAGCTTAACCACAATCTCATGGAACATTTTCAGCGTTTGTTTGATGAGGTATTCGTTGACCATCTCTGTTAATGTTATTTTTTAGGTGTTGTCTTGCCAATCGTAATCGGCTTTTAATCGTCTCTATATTTGGAGTCTTTAATGACCCTTTAATATATTCTATCTCAGCAATTTCTTTGAGAGAATAACCCGCTTCCTGGAGTATCAGCGCATCACGATGGCGTGGCTTCAGCTCTTCCAACACTTCTATGATGTCAGAGTTATAATATTCATGCCAGTTATCTACGCCTAATATATTTCCACTTATGTGATCATCGTCCAATATTTCATCTTTGTAATCTTCAATATCATAGTCGTCATTTTTATTATTATGGGCTTGTCGCTGTCGCTCACATGCCCAAACTTGATGTTTTACACAAGTATGAATCCAAGCTTTAATTGGTCTGCTGGTATCGTAGGTCTCGATTCTTCGATAGAAATTAACCAGCACCTCAGAATAGTTCTCTTCAACGTTTTGCGGACTCCAGCTATAATCTTTACATAGCTTAAAAATCATGTTGGTGTATGGCATAACGTATTTATTGAAGAGAGCTGTTCTGTGGGCTATTACTTCTGGGAGACAATCGACATCTACTTGTTGTGCTGTAGAGTGTATTTTTGTTCCCATGCGAGCGACACATTAGCATTAAACAAATCTGCTATACGTGTCCCAAGACAGTGGGTGACACTATACATACGCCACTCAGCTTCATGTCTTATGAACTCAGCTCGGACTCTTTCATTAGATGGCTTTGGATTTGAATCCAATAATCGAAAAAACTCTCTAAGGTGTCTTTTAAGAACCTTTTTGTGCTTTCTGCCATCCAGTCTAAATTGGTCATTATTGTTTGGCTGTTGCATGATTAGAGGTTAAAACGCTTTATATAACAGAAGAATATGTGAATTGCGTCGGCCTCATTATCATCGCCGGGCTCAATTTGCCATCTGAGTTTGCAAAACTCAATCATTTTCTCCTTTGTAGCTTTTCCATCACCAGTAGCGAACTTTTTCAAAGATGCTGGATTGATGAAATGAGGCTCTGGAAGATCGAGAGTATCACACACCTCGAATAGTATTCCACGAAACTCTGAAAGTTTACGTGTATCTGTGAAGTGGTTATTCACACTGACATCCTCAGCTACTATTTGCTTAATCCCATTACGCTTGATAAAATCAATAAGCGTATCACGAAAAGCTTTATGCTGTTTGTTGTTATTCCGGCGCATAGATTCTGTAAAATCCCATGTGCCACGTTCATTCACACAGTAAAAGCCAGTATGCGTTGCAATGTCAAGCGCTGCTACTTCATTCCGAGTAATTTTCTCAGTTGTTGTCGTTTGTTTCATAAATAGAGGAAACCCCATTACTTTTGGTTACAGTAATTTTGTTGGGATAGCCCTCATTGGTCAAACCGTGACTAACCACTAATGAAGTGATTTGCGTTTGGTTGAGGGCTTTGAACACACTGGCAAGACCTTGCTCGTCAGCACTGTCCAGAACCTCATCCGCAATAAGAAGGTCAAGTCCCTTCCCATCTTCGCAATTCAGATTCGTCAATTGATTCATGCTCAGGATGCTTGCTAATTCAACTCGAACCCGTTCTCCAGCTGAGAACTTCTCAAATGAACCGCAATCAACCCCGTCTCTCAGCAATGAGACAGAAATTTTGTCGCGTACTTTGCCGGATTTCAAAATGGTATATCCAGAAAGGGCAACTCGTATATCGCTACCAATCGTCTCCAGAAATTCATTTGTAATCTGGGAAATGGCATTGATTTTTGTATTAGCAAGGTACGTTTTGAACTCAATAAAATGTGTCTCTTGAGCTTTCAATTTATTCAGTCTTTCTTCTACCTCATTCTTAGCTTCTATGGCTTTTTGTAGAGCTTGCTGATACTCTGATTGGCTCTTCTTTAATGATGTGAGCACATCTTCTTCTGAAGAGCTCTTAGCATCTTCAATTGCCTTTTTATACGAGGCAATAGAACCTTTCATTGTATTTACATCCTCTTCCAAAGATTTGATTTGGTTTTCGCGACGTTTATATGCGTTATCAATGATTTCAAATACTTCGTCGAAAATGCGCTTACGGATTTTCGACAATTTGTCTTGTACAGAAGCAAGCTGAAAGTTTGCACTTGCTACTTTGGTTTCTTGTTGAGCATAGGTTAGCTGTGCGAGTTTCAGCGTTTGTTCTGCTGCATCAGAATCCTGTTGGATCTTACGACGTTCATTGTCCAGAGTGGTTTCTATTTCACGCTGATTTTTACCGTCTGCTATCGTCTTTTCGTACTCTTTGTTGTTAGCAATAATGTCTTTACCAATCTGTACAATAGCGTCTTTGACAGCTTTTAGACTTTTACGGGCTTCGATGATGTCAAGCTGTGCATTGAGGGTAAACTCATGCTTACATTTAGGACATTGGATGACACCGGCCAACTGGTTTTCAAGAGAGGTAGCTTCACGCTTTTTAATGCGCTCATCCTCATTTAGGGCATCTGTCTTATTTTGCAGACGCTTCACCGCTTTGGCCAATTTCTCTAAGCGCTGGGCACATTCAATACGATTAGTTTCATTCTTTTCAGATTGAACTTTGAGCTGAGCACAAGCCTCTGTATAATCTGTTTGAGCCTGTGTCAGCAAGCCATGCAGTTCTTTAACCTTTACTGCTGCCTCCTTTGCATTTTGAGATGCAGTATCAATCTGGGTGCTGAGTACGGTCATTTCGTGAGCGTAATCCGTGGTAAGAGCTAAATCATTTTCCTTAAAAGACTTTGCAATCATACCCAGCACCTCATTGATGTCTTTGTCGCTCGTTTCAAGACTTTGCATTGTATCGTCCAATGCGTCCAAACCACCAAGGCTGTCATCAATCTTATTAATATTGTCATTGGTTGTACGGATGTCGGCACGTTTCTGGGTAATTAAATCTTCCCAATTCTTTATGCGCGACTCATTAGAAGCCTTGCGTTCTGCGGATTCATTGATAGCTTTCTCAATTTCAGTACCAAGAGCTTCAACGCGACCTGTGCATATAGCAACTTTTTTTTCCGCTTCTTTCAACTCTGTTTCAATAGGCTCCATATCGGTATGAAGTTCTTCGATAGACTGATCTACCATAACTCCATTGCTGAAACGATTGATAAGTTCCTTTTTTTCTTTATCAGAGCTTGCAAGGAATGATTTATACTTGCGAGCAGTGAGGATGAAATTTCCGAAAATATCCTCTTTGGATAAGCCAATTTGATCAAGAATGTACTTGTTGTAATCCGCAACCGTAGCCTGACTGATTTCTTCCGTGTCTGTATCGTATGGACCTGACTGCTTGACAATTTGAATCTGTTGGGGGTGCTTACGAGAAAGACGACGATTGACTGTCATTTGCTCTCCATTCGCATCATTGGTGAGAACGATGCCAATAGTCGCTTCATCTTTCGTGTCATTTATAATTTCATCGGCGTTTACTTTGCGAAGTGGCTCTCCGGTAAGTCCGATTACAATAGCCTCTATCAATGCAGATTTGCCAGAACCGTTAGAGTTCTGAGAATCACTATCGAGGTTATTGCCAAATATCAATGTTGCTTCGCCTTGCTTCGGAGAATAATCCAACTCCAAGAACGAGCAAAGATTTTTAGCGTGAATGGATTTAAGATGCCACATACTTAATTCAATTTTTCAAGATAGTGGAGACCAAGTTGATTATCGATGGATTTTTGAGTACAGAAGTTAGTGTACTCCTCCTTAATGCCTGACTTATCAAACTTCTGTGTGATGCTCTGGTGGTCGGTGTGCATAACTTCCGTTTGTTCTGTAACAAGCTCAATTTTGTTGGCGCCGGCTTCAGCAAGCTGTTGCTTGTTGACTGCGGACGACTGGGCAGAATTACATTTTACGCGAACTTTGACTTTATAGCGATTGTCAGCCTTAATTTTAGCCAACATTTCCATAAAGTCATCGTTCATATCTGCCACATCTACTTCGATAACCTTGTATCGCTGATTCACTTCGTTCTTGACAAACTTTGTGGAACCATCTGTGTAAAGTATGGTATAGCCCTTCTCTTCGTCTTCACCAAAATTGTGCTGACGAGAAGAGCCAATATACTCGATTTGTGTGCCGGAAATTTGTTTACGATTATGATAATGACCCACTAATACAGAGTCAAAACCCTTAAAAATATTAGCCGGGAGCTCATCATCGCTTGGAGTAGCTAAGCCTCCGCGTATTCCTTCGTGAATATACAGTACATTCTTTTTCTGGCTGTCAATGTTATATGCTTGCTGAAGGGAATCCAATTTCTCAATGAATGAGCCGCTTTCTGGGAAGTAACTCATCACATACAGAGAGAGTTCATCAGATAAGTCAATCTCAGTAAAGTCATTGATTACCTCTACATTCTCATAGTCAGAGAACACGTGGCTGTAGCCTTCCATATTTTCAAGATTAACTTTACAATGATTACCTTCTGCGATAATAACATAAAGCCCATATTGTTTTGTGGCTTCCAAGATGGCCCAACGGACTGCCATAAGGACATCCAAAGTTTGGGCACTTCGTGAAAGCCACATATCACCTCCTACAATCAGATACTGTATTTCGTTCTGCTTGCAGAGTTGTAAAGCCTCATTCCAGTTCTTGCGAAACTCAGCTATATTATCTTTGCTGGCGTGAATGTCATTTATCAACAACGCGCAGGGAGATTTCTTTGACATAATCAATTGTTTTTTAAGAAATGCTCACCCAAGACTTAACTGGGTGAACATTTCGATAGTACGTTGTTATTTAATCACGGCGACGAGGTGGGCGGGCTCCACGGCGGCTGGCACGTGCTGCTGGCTCATTTGTATCGTCATTACGTTCTCGGCGTGAGCGTGCCGGACGTTCAGATTCTTCATCTTCCTCTTCTTCATTACCCGGCTGTGCTGGCTCTGCATCTTCTTCATCTTCCTCCTCAACAGGAGCAGCAGGGCGGCGCTTAGAAACGGGAGCCGGTGCTTCCTCTTCTTCATCTTCATCATCGTCCTTACTTGCTGTGTTGGCAAGCTCGTCTTCGATTTCATTGAGGATGTCTTCATTGGTCTTCTTACGAGTTACCTTGACATTGAGGTCATTGGCTTCGATATATGCCATAATAGATGTACGAAGTTCTTGTCCTTCTGCGGTCTGGTCATCCAAACCATCATTACACAATGCGTCGTAGCGATCCCACAGTGCATCAATGTCGTTGGCAGTTTCTTCTTCATCTTCACCTTCTTTGCCTTCACCGAGAGTGAAGTGAGATTGGTCGTCTGCTGGCAACAATGTTTTGATCTGCTCGATACAATTTTGAACTTTCTCTTCGTCCATTACATTAATATCAAACTTCTCATCGAGTTGTTCAAGATAAGCGATAGTAGCTTCCAAATGATAGCGCGTGTAACGATAGATTTGTTCCGGGAGACGGGGCATATCAATCAACTGAGCCAATGTTTCTTCATCCAAAACATCTTTGTCAGATACGGTGTCAATATTGAAACTATAAGCCGGCTTGTTGTTCTCAGATTTACGTGTAATTTCTACAGGATAAGCAGAATCAATGGAAGAAATCGGACACGGCACGTTCTTGCCATTTTTGTTCAGTTTGGCCCACAAGTTCAACTTGCGTTCTTCCAAGTCTTTGTACTGTGAATAAGAAAGCTGAAGGATTTGAATGCCATCGCCAGTATTATCTAAGTCAATAACATACATACAACGACGCGAATCCCATTTCAGACCGCCGGAGAAGCTACCTTCACGCAATTTCTTGCAAAGTTTTTCATCGTCAGCATATTTTTCGCAAGCAACAGCAACGTATGTGTCAATGAGGTCTGCGTCAATGTTTTTGAAAACATACTTAGCGTTACAAACTGTAACATAGGTAATAGAGGGTTTGCCCTTAACCAGTTTCTTTGCGTTTTCGATTTTAAGCATCAAAGAACGAAGTGGGTATTCATACCCCTTACGTTCCAACGGTAAGAAGTTGCCATCTTGGTCTTGAACTGGAGCCAAAGGTAAAATACGGATAGTATAAGTACCATCTTTGGCAAAACGCAAAAACGAAGCGCGTTTACTACTTTCTTCTTTACTCTTTTTCTTTGCATCTTCAAATGTTTCTTGGGAAGATGCAAACACGTCATAGAGCGAACGTACATTTTCTTGATCCATCATGACGAAATTGTCTTTTAGACTTTTCTTTGATAATTCTTCCAAGTATCAGCGTAGGCACCTGCATAAAGCTCTGCTGCTTCCGCAGCTTTGATTCCCTCACGGGTAAGCAGGTCAATATTCCATTCTGTCTTGGCATGATGGATGATACGTTCAATAACATAATCCATCTCAGCTGTTGGTTCATTTTTGAGGTCAAAGTATTCAAATACATTTGCCTCTCCTGGGATTTTACAGTTATGAATTGGCGCGTAAAGCTCCTCAAAATATCTGTATAATGCTTCTGGATTCGGATTGCCTTCCAACTCTTCACTGAGAGTCTTCAGCAAATAGCCGAAAAGAAACTTCAACTGAGGTAGCGAGCGGTTCTTGTTCTTGTCGAAAAGGAGATAACCATATTCTCCGTCCGGTAGAATGTCCACAGCCTCTTTTAGCTCGCTGGTGTCAGCATAGCCCTCATGGACTTCGACTATGCCCTTACTTCTAATCATGTCATTAGCTCTCTTGTTAATGATTTCAATGCAAAGTTATAGACATTTTTCAACTTAACAAATTATTTCATTAAATATTTTCAAGCAGTTGAAAATGTTTTTATATTATACATTGATAATCAGCGTTATAATATTTTATATATATTAAAAAGACTATTTTGAAAACGTCCTATATATTACTGATTCGGAGATTAGAAATAGATAGGACGGTGTGTTTAACTACACTTAGAATAGCCACATGAAGGACATGTCATACACCCTTCCACCATTTGAATAGGTTCGCCGCATTTAGGACATTTAGGTCCTACTGGGGTATTATCCATAAAATTTATATCGAGATTTAGCTCTTTCATCAATTCGTGATACATATCCAACAAGGCGTAGCCAATAGCAACAGGACAACTGGCACCTCTTGACGTGTCATTCTTGGTTGCTTTTCGGACAGCGTAGGACGGGCAAGTGCCTGCACTCATTAGCTGATCAACAATATCATTTATAGAAATATTGCCACGTGCAGCCAATGATACCATACGCGATAAGCCTGTCATAAATAAAGCGCATCCACCTTTAGACCCCTTACTGAAATAGGTTTCCAGTAATTGCCCAGTTTGACGGTCGAAAAACGCAGTAAGATGCAATGTGCCACACCCTGTAATTAAAGTACGCTTGCGTCCAATACAATCGTCTGAAGTTTTCTTGATAGGTGTGAGCTGATTAGCTTTGGACATTTCATATTCTGAAGAAGAGCCTTCTTTCTTTTTATCGGTAGATAAAATGGCCTCACGCTGGCAGCCATCACGGAAAATGGTGATACCTTTCAGCTTTTGCTTCCAAGCCTCGACGTACAAATTGAAAACATCTTCAATCGTAGTATTATTCGGCAAATTTACTGTTGAGCTAATTGATGCGTCAATATAACGCTGCAATACTGCCTGAACAGCAATGCGGTCATGGTAATTAATATCACCGGACGATATAAAGTAATCAGGGAGCTGAGTAGCGCCAGTCACCTTCTTATAATCTCTGACAATCTTAGATTCTACCTGATAGGTCTTCTCTTCCGAGTTAAGAGAAATAGTACGGCGATTATATGAGAAAGCAAAGTTTGGTTCTACACCAGTACTGACCTGAAGCATAGTACCAATAGTGCCTGTAGGAGCACAAGTGAGTAATTGAGAGTTCGCCAATCCATACTGTTCTATATCTCGTCGAACTTCATCGGGCATTTGAAGGTTCTGGATAAAGTCCGAATGATACATGGCACGCTTCACGCCATCAGTACATTTTGGGAAAGCCCCTTTATCTTTAGCAAGTTTAATAGAAGACAATACCGCAGTAATAGCTATATTGCGATATACTTCTTCAATAATGCGCAATGATTCAGGACTTCCATATTTAACCCCCATTTTGATGAGCATGTCACCAAGACCAAGGGTGCCAAGACCTATTTGTCTCCAATCATTTACAGAATCCCTTTGTTCCTGAAGTGGGTGTAATGCCAGTCCTTCAATAAGCACATCATTCAAAGCTTTGACCGCAATGTCAACAGTTTTGGCAAGTGTTACAAAATCAATCACAGCTTGGTCTGTGAAAGGATTTACCACAAACTCACTTAAATTGATGCTACCAAGTAAGCAAGACCCACCGGCAGGTAACGGTTCTTCGGCACATGGGTTTACACCAGCATATTCAAACCCAGTGTTCTGGAGTAAATTGTAATTGGCGATTCTATCCCAATATAAAATACCCGGTTCAGCCATTTCCCAATTACGCTGAGCGAGTAACATAAAGGTGTCGCGAGCGTTGATGGTCTTTGTAATTTTAGAACCATCTTCCATTATGTAGTGAAGCGTAAAATCAGCGTTGGTTTCCACAGCTTTCATAAATGCGTCAGTTACACGTACAGATATGTTAGCTTTGGTACAAGTATCAAGATTGGATTTCAAATTGATAAACTCGATAAGGTCTGGGTGTTCACACGACATACTAAGCATTGTCGCACCTCTGCGCCCTTCCTGACCAATCAACCCAGTGATGTAGCTGTAGAAGTCCATAAAGCTGGTAGCTCCAGATGTGCTTTTTGCTGCATTGTTCACCACAGCACCACGTGGTCGCAATTTGCTAACATCCAAACCACAGCCGCCACCATAACTAAAGGTTCGGGCCATTTTAGCACCAGCTTCAAAAATAGATTCCAGATTGTCCTCTGGAGGGGTAACAACATAACAGTTTGAAAGCGTGATTTTGCGGTCTTTTACACCTCTATTAGAAAGAATACGACCGGCAAAGATAAACTTCTTTTCTTTTACCAATCTCTTTACTTCATCATCATTACCAGAGATGCGATCCAACCACTGCTCGAAATTCTCATTGCCATTACGATATTTTTTCTCCCAAATAGTAACAGGCAAGTCTTCATTGTTTAACCATTCTTGTATAGTCATTTTGCTTATTCTGATTTATAGTAAATACCCTTTTGTTTTTCATTAAAATAAGAAATATAATCCCTAAGCTCTGTCTGAAATGCTGGAGTGTGATTAAAACCGCAGCAACGCATTTCACCGCACAGTCCATTACGGTACACACATTTGCGCACCATCATTGCAGCGAGATCTGGATCAATCTTTTCAATTTCAGATTTAATTTTCTGAAAAACAACAACAGTCTCTTTGTGTGCACAACCTGTACACAATCTCAACTTTGCCATATCAATCAAAGACTGAGCATTGATACAAAGACTGAGGTTAACAGGCGTGTAACGGTCGGCATTGTCTTTAAGCCAGTCCAACTCATTGATAACATTGCGTATAATCGATTCCTGATCGTTATGCGACGACTTATTAATCATTGACAAGAGTATAGCCAGTTTTTCATTAACGGCATTAATCTTATCAATTAGATTCGGATTACCGCCATTACGGTCGTCACGGCACGTGAGTTGAAAAGGTACTGACCCGACATGGTGACGGATTAGATGGGTACTAATAAAAAGTGGAATATTTTTGAGGCTTATCCAGAATAGCTGGGTGCGTACTGGAGAGTGCTCGGACTTGTAGAGAGAAATCAGTGTTGCGTGACTGGTTCCCAAAAAAGTAGTGGCACACGCCTCCTGCAAAAGTTCTAAGTCTGTAAGCTTTCGTACAGACGTAGTAAAATCCTTCATTTTTAGGAGTTTGCATAGTTTTTATAAATAAATTCTGTACGAAGTCAATTTTTAAATATTGCACAAAGGTAATCAAAAAATTTCAAGAGCATGAAAAAAGTGCGAACAATTTTCATTATTCGCACTAATTTTATACCATTTATAAAACTATCTTTTTACTATATTTTTTCTCCTTTGAATAGCTGTAATAATGGTATTAGGTCTTGGAGGCTTCTTGGGATGTTCAGCATAACACCCCTCATGTCTGTATAAAATTAAAAATCGTCTAAAATCTTCGGTTCGGAAATATGAGTTCTTAGATGAATAGCTAATAGCCTCTATCAAATCTGCGTCTGGAACCCCATTAGTTCCAACCGTTTGCATAATTAAGTCGAACTCTAATGGGGTGTTCAGTCGCAAGTTATAACCAAGGGGAACTTCGTCAAACCTCCTTAGTATTCTTTTTCGACCGCGTTTTTTTGGCGGGGACTTCGGTTTTGGCTTGCGACCTCTCTTTTTCCCCTTCTTCAGTGGCTTGTACGGGTTGAACTGTGCCATTAATTTCAGGAATAATGTTAATAACTGGAGAGGCAGCAGCGGCCTCAATTTCTCGCAAACTGCGAGCTTGTGCAGGTGAATTGTACGTTTTCATTTTTATATCATATATGTGATTGAAAATTCTGTATAACTTCCGCAGCTACCATTACAATAGGCAACAGTACACGCCCTCTGACCGGCTGCTATTTTGCAGACCCAGTTTCGATTATTATTAAATGCGATGCTGTATTTCACCGCGTGGCTTGGCGCTGATATTGTGTTAGGAATGGTGAATATTGTGCCTGAATGAACCGTTCTTACAGACCCCTGTATGCAAACCATGTTACCAATTTGCCGAACATAAAGTGAATCTTTTATATGCTTCCAACCAGAGTCATATAGCTTAGGTTGGAAGTCACCGATACCGGCAGCTCCAATATTATTACGTATTTGCTGTTTCTTTTTTTCATCTGCTGCCATATCGGAAAGGCAATTTTCCAATTTTGCATAAGAGTCTAAATCACTTTTGCCTATAGCCCCGATATGAGAGCGGCATTGCGCAGCATCGGTTGTTTGCGATACAAATTGTAATAATCCACCAGATTTAACTGCAAATTTTTCATCAGCATCTTTTGTAGAGTACACATCTGCTGAATTGGCTTTTTTATTCAATGCCTCATTTAATTTGGAATTTGTTGCGTATTTCTCAGACAACAACACCCCATTTTCTTTAATAGCTGGTCCGAGATTCACAGTGCTGTGGCCTACAATATTAATATTATATGCAGATGCAGCAATAGAAAACACTTGGTCAGCTGTACTAAGGAATCCAATACGTGCCATTACGGTATTGGCTGAATCTCGCCAAGAAATTGCGTTTGTTAGGCTATTGTTCTCCTTCAATACTTTGGCCTTCAGAATTAATCCATCAGTAGCACCAGATTCTATCTTAGTCACGCCATATATATTCGCATTTCCATCTGAGCCGATAATGCTGAAAATAATTTTACCTTTACCGTCCCCGATGTGGGTGTTACGAAATTGAGTATTACCACCATTATAACCATGCACATTAATCCCAATCTCTCCAACTGCATTAGCTGTTCCTTGATAGATGTGGTTTTCAGTTAATACTAATCCACCGAATGTACCTTTGCTGGCAGATACAGGCTGGTTAAATGTTATAAATGATTCACCAATTGTCGCAATTAAAGTACCATTAGCGTAGAAACGAAAACCGATGCCATCTATCAATGATAACTGATAATTGTGAGTGTTACCAGTATATTTGACGTTAAATGTGCCATCATTGTAATTCAGTTCTGTTTTAATGGCTCCGGATTTAATGATAACACTCTTATTGGCGGTCACATCTCCGTCCGCATGAATTGCCTTTGCAAACTTTACAATACTATTCACTGTTTGCGTGCCACTTTCGGGGTTAAGCAAGAGTGCATATTTACCAATAAATGCGTCCTTCATACGCAACCCTCCAGTTGATGTCATAGTAATTGACTGAAGAGCTTTGCCGGTCAATTCATCTTGCTTAACAGGTACTGATTTAGCAATAGCACATCCATAAGTGTTGCGACCAACTTTTGAATCTCCACTCTCATAAGGCACGCTTTCTGTTGAGTTCAATTCATAAATGTACTGAGGCCATGATGTAATTCCTATTGCGCCTGGGAAATAACGTAGCTTGCCATTCAGGAATACATAACCTGCACTGACAGACCCTGATGATACTTCACAACCACTGATGATGAAATTATCACAGTCATCGAAAATCTGAGCGAAAGCCAACGCCAAATCCTGAAGATTCTCTAAGTCATCAGCATAAGTGTAGCGTCCACCAGTTTGTGCGCTAAATTCTTTCATTTCGATTCGTATTTGATGATATAAGTTTTATTTGCAAGCCGATACCTGTCAATGACATATTTCAGCATTGCGATGTATTTTTGCTCTGAAATAAGCTTAGTGTCAATTTGTGGAGTTGTAACGATGAAGCTGACAGTACTTTCTTTGGTTTTCTCATCGCTACGGTATAATGTTAATTGGCGAGCTATGTTGGTTTCTGTACTATGATAGACCAACATGTTTAAGCTCTCATCAATATTAGCTGACTCTTTATAGATCGGCACACCAAGTACTGCGGTGTTTTTAATCGATATACGGCCTCCATGAGCAAAATATTTACTAAATTTATGGTTAAGAAACCATTCAAACTTAAATATCTGAGAGGTCATAGCCGCTTCGATTCTTGTTTCTTTGGCGTATGATACAAAATCATCATTAAGCCGTCTCAACGGTGACATCAACGCTTGAAGATACAAGATGAGCTTACGCCCTCCAATATAATAGGGTACAAGCTGATTTATTGTTTTGTCAAAATTGATATAGTACCTCATACGTTATCTTCCAATTTAAGAATTATTGTATCACGCCACAATGGGAGGTCAGTTTCTTCGCCTTCACCTGTACTCTGCTTGATATATCCAGAGTTAGGCACATAATATCGTTCAATTTTAGTCTGAGCATTATCATATTCATCTTTTATCAGATTGTTGTCATCGTCATATTTGGCGACGAATATACCTTGATGGTCTGTGTCATCTGAAGATACCGCTACGTCTGTAACATGTTTGACATTTTGTATGCAGTCAATTACTTTCTGAGCATAAACCAATCCATTAAATTCAATATTGGCAATATATTCATTCAAAGCTTTTTCTATATCTTGATACAGTTCGTCTTCAGTCACTGCTCCATCATAATACACTACAACTCTTGGAATCAACACATCTCCAATACGACTCACAACTTTTGCATGTTGACCGGCAAACAATATTTGATTGAGGTACGCACGAATTGCCACCATTTCATCTTCATCGATACGAGTATATGCTCCTGGTTCCCCCGTAGCAATTTTGAAACGGACCAATTTGTCGTGAAATCCTTTTTCCTCTTCTTCGGAATAAGCCACTTTGGTTATGATGCGCTTAGATGTATCAATGTTCGGATAAGAAAAGACAGTACCATCTTCATTCATTACCAAATCATCACCAGATTGATATTTTAGCAATGCGTTAGCAAAATATGCTGGGGTTCCATTAATACGATGATGAAGATCCTTAGCAAGATCTATCTTAAAGACATCCATAACATTCTCAAATGTCCAAATACACGCCGATGTGACCCATGTAAATGCGTCAAGTATCGACATTTTTGAACTATTCTCAAACTCTGTTAATTCGAGATAGCTATTGCGGCAATCTTTTGCCTCAGCATATATTTCACTCAGTGTCCGTGCCATTGTCAGGTTGGTATAATTGATTGTTTATATAAAATTTCCATGTATCAGATACATTCCATTCCGGTTCATTAAGAATCGTATCAATTGCAGCATACCCCCTTGCTGAAGGTTCTGTTGTAAGGTACACAGTGCAAGGGCGTCGGTCATCATAATTAGCCACGATGTATTCAAGATAATCGTCAACAACATTATCGTACACAAAAAACACATCCGTCAAATTGAGCTCCTGAAGGCTCATATCACCGATTGGCAAGAGATTATCGATAGCCGTTGAGTGGAGATCGAGTTTATATGTTCCAACAAACATAGATAGTCCAGTAAGTGAGTACCCTCGACTTGTACATATATATTCATCCACAATAATAGGCTTACAAAGAATCAAAGCACCGCCTAATCCTGTTGTATCAAGCTGAGTGAGTTTGAGCGTATCGGTGTCTCCGTAAATACGGATGCGGCGTTTCTCTGTATCATTATCAAAATAGTGCTCTATGGACTGAATCGCAACTGTCAAAGCAACATATTGTAATTCAGAATTATCACCCCAATCAATAATCATAGTGCCTTCTCCTGCTACTTTGAAAGTAGTAAAAACCATATCAGCATTAACTCCAATCAGGAATATCAAATCTTCATCTGGGCGTTTGAAGTACACCTTACGAGCCCCAGATGATGGGGTGATATTTTGAGTCTTGAAACCTTCTGTAACAGATTCATTCAACACAAAATCCTCGTGATAAGTTAATTCCTGACCATACGACAATTCTGAAGTCATATTAAGATCCGGGTTGCTAATCAGAAGGTCAAATAAACCTTCAATGCTGCCATATATGTGCAAAGCAACGTCAAATAGATTTTGATTGGGTTTTACCGTATATGTAGCCATATCTTTATTTCTCCAAGTCTTTAGCGTCTAACTCCATTTGCTTAGTATCGTAATTATAGGCAGCATTGCGAATAGTCACGCCATCTGCACTAAATTCGTCCTGAAGCACTTTGGATAGACTGGTTGATGCAACATTATTAGAGTTAATCCATCGAGCCAACCCAACACCTGTCAGCGGATAACGATAGTTTCCTCCTGGGAAACATGCCAATAGGCAGTTAGCATTTTGTCTGCCAGCCTTAATGATATTGAAATCAGACTGACTACTGGAAAATAGTTGTGCGATGCCATCTTTCAACATTATAAAAAAGCTATTTTCAGAAATGGTGGGCAATGTAGATGCAAACACGTTTTTCATCTTGCTTCCAAAGACAGGAGATTTAACTAAGAACCACCGAGAACCATCAACTTCATTGGTTACATAGGCAAACACACCTTCATCGTTTACACGACGTATGCGAATCATAAATTCCTTATATATAGGAGTATATGGAATAACGAAAAATACACCTTGATTTACAATGGTTCTCTCACTGACAGTGTATGGCACATCTATCTCACCATAAATATAGCGAGACAGCATAGATGGCTGTTCAACCCATCGAAACTCTCTTAGCTTTGGTTTATTTTGTGGATTAATAGCCACATCGCCTGTATTAATATGTATTTCTATGTCTCTACGCATTAGCTTGAATGATTTAGTATTTGATACCTAAAACCGTCTACCTTAGTTATAAGTAAAGTCACAGAGTCACCTGATGCCATCTCATAATTCTGTACCCCTTCATTGTGGTTGTAAATACCTTTCAGTATTATGTTTTTTGAACCAGGCCTAACTCTAAATGTGACAATTGCGGCAAAATCAGTTGGTAGAGAATTCATACCGAACTTATATGCAACCGAACTCTCAGATGGTAGTGTTACTTCAACCTTAGAGTAATTGGGGTCATTATAATACATCAAAATGATATTGTGTTGTGAAAAATCAACTGTGTAGCCACCGCCACTAAACGTCAGCAATTTAGCTTTCGTGTTAATGAATGCAGGAGCAAGCAACGCTGCATTGCTACTGATGCCATAATTTTTTGTACCGCCAGTAACATCAATGAATAATCCGTAATTCGCTTGGTCAAATCCATAATTTCCATGAATATTTGGAGCAGAATTTACTATACGTCCGACGGCAGTAAACGCACCGCCCGCAGAACTTGGTATCACGTCATCACCAAACATCGCATGTCCTTTACTACCTCCAACCCGGAAGAAATTGTTATATATAGCAAGTGATCCACCACCTCCTTGTGAAGTAGCAACCGATCCGATACGTCCATTTCCGATTTCAAATCCACCTATTGTTCCACTTGTGGCTATTACTTTACCTTCAACTGTTAGAATACCGTCGTTACCCCAATATAAATGTTTAGATGCTAAATAGCCAGAGCCATCTTGATTTAACGCCCATTTACCTTCACACATGATAGATACAGTGGAAATTGTTCCTGCTGTAATGTTGTTAGCACTAATCTTTGCGTCAATAGTTATATTACCGTCTTTATCCCAGTTAATCTTACCACCAGCCAATGCGCCAGAGCCATCTGCAAGCAATTTCCACTTATAGCCAAATATACCAGATGACATCAAAACCATAGAGCCTTCAGTCGCCGTAAAGTTTTTCGACGAAAGATTCTTAGAGCCAATATAGATTGCGGTTGGGTCAAACGACCAACTGGAAATAGTGTTATAACCTGAAGTGTTCAGGGAAAAGCCTATTTTCCCGGATTTATCATACGCACGCATGATTGCATTTGTGCTATCCGAGTATAAATAGATACCACCATTGTTTTCAATGGTTGTTCTTAAACTACCAACACTAACTTCGGTAATATCTGTGATGGAAATATATACCCCTCCATTAGAAGGGTCTGAAATCAATGCAGCGTGTTGCGATGAAAAGCGACCACTTCTCATTAGCCAGCCAAACATTTCACCACTTTCTTTATTGAATTTGACAGAGCCACCAACAAATGAAGCTGTACCGTTAGCATCTACATACCATTTATTACTTCTGATTCCGTTAGGTGCAATGGTAATAGCATCAAGGTCAGATGTATATCCACCCTGAGTTAAAGAGGGTGTGTCTCCTCCAGTCCATATTGCCTGATGATTAAAATTCCATCCGGCAATAAAATTAGTGGAACCTAATTGAAATACTTTTTCTCCAGTAGTCCAACCTGCCATACCAAAGTCCATTGCAGAATTATACCACAGCTTCACACCGCCATCTGGAGTATCAGGAAACTCTAAGTCACCAGTATCGTTATCTCCGGACTGCAATACATTTGAGCAGATACCAATCACCCCCTTCAAAGAATCGAGGATAATTTTTTTGTTATGTAATTGATTTTTTGTTATGTTCCAACCGCCAATAGTTCCTGATGCAGATATAATTTTACCAACAAATTCCGCATCTCCATTTGCAAAGAACCTAACGTTTCCATTTGCGAATGAAGCAGTACCGTTAGCATATATACCCCAATAAGGAATTTCAGAATCTGGATTCTGAGCGTATATAGACCCCTCGGACAATATATTTACAATGCCATTGAATGATTGAAGTCCTTCTTCATTAAAAGTCCAGCCACCAATAAATCCACCATCAGCGTTAATATGAAAAATCTTTTTGTCTTTGAGATAGCCATAAATACCAACACTGCTTTCACCAGAAGTAAGTAAATCAGGCCCAATATACACACCAGTCAATGCCCCTTCTTTCCATGTAGGCTCTGGGTTTGTCATATCAAGAATAGCTTCTTTTTTGCCAACAAACAACTTCGGTGTCATTATATAAGTTCCACTTACTTTAGTCTTGCTTCCTTCCCAGTCCTGAATCCAATCAAGCATCGTAGACTCACGGACAATATTAAAAGCAAATTGAACTTCGGTGGAATAGTTAAAGCCATCCTGTGTGATGATATGAAATTTTACATAGCCATCCAAAATAGTATTAGGTATATGAGTCACAATAAAAGGCATTACTGTTACTTCCTGTTGTACCCAACTGATCTTTATTCCTGAATCAGAATACGAAACCTTATCTATTTTGAATGGTACGATTTTAGTGCCACGCTTTACAGTAATAGTACCTTTGGCGTTAGTTAAATTGGGATTAGAACCGTCAAAATCAGCTGAAATAGAACACGAAGATGGAGTAAGCAACACCGTATAGGCATCGTTCACTGGACTAAGTGTTATTTCTCCTTTTGCTATTGTTCCCATTATACTTTAAGTCTTTATAGAGAATAGTCAAAAACTTATCACAATGGGGTGCAAACTCATTTTTTATTATTCGTTTTTAAACTGGAGAATATCGGGATAATCAGAACAAACATCAAAAGACCGCAATTCAGCTATCTCTTCACATTGATCTATATAAACCAAATGTTGAGCAGTGACATTATAGCAGCTGAGTGCATAAAGTTCAAGTTGATATAAAAGATCAAGAGCTGTGTCCACACTCATGTTGATATGGTTGTTTCCATACCATAAACATGTTGTATTACGTTTTGCTTTTTTTTCAATGGTGATAGAGTTGACCAATCCCACTCTGGTTGCTTTATCAAGCCAAAGCGCAATATCACCTAAATAAAAACGATTCACATTCTCGCTACTGTCATAGCCTCGTATCTGAATCTTACGGATAGTCTTCCATGCTTCAATGTCATTTTCGCACTGAAAATAGCACAAAATCGCTTCCAGTTCATTTACGGTTGCTAAAGCAAGATGCAATGGATCAATAACTTCAAAAAAATCCTCAATAGAATTTCCATTCATAACCAACCGGTCGGTAATACTCTGAAAACGTTCGTCTTGTCCATCTTCCGAAGTCTTAATCTTTGAGACGCTAAGGTTGACCCATACTACCCATCGACCCTTTTTATAGCCACCATTATTGATTGTGGCTGGTTTTATATTGAATTTACAAATCTGTTTCATTATATAGTCCTCCT